TCATCTCTGTGCTCTCCGGGCAAGGCGGGCAATCCTAAAGGCCCTGCGGCGCCGAGCCTTGGCTTTTAAAAAATAGGTGCTATTCCTGGTCTTATGTGGCCCGGTAGCATGGCCCATCTCTCCCTTATCCCGGGCGGCCTGGCGGCTGATGGTTCGGATGAGACTGGACATTGTTCTGCTCCTTAAATCTCAAATGGCAGTTCGTCGCAGATGAAGCCGGCCGCTTTCCGGTGGCCCCCGCCGCCATGCGCCTGGGCGATAGCGCCCACATCTACGTCCTCCCGGTAGGTGTAAAGGTTCACCAGCCATTTATATTGAGGAAGGCGGGCAAAGGAAATGAGAAGGGGATAATCCCCGACTTCTGCCCAAGCCTCAAACTTCATGCTACTGCCTGGGCCATGATTAACTATCAAAGCGGGAAGATTGGCAAAGACCGACCCAAAGGCATGGCGGGCCATGAGCTTGGCGTCCTGCTGGTACTGGTAGGTCAGGATGGATAGACCCACCTTGGATATTTCTTCAACCAGATTTCCAGGATTGCGGTAATCAAGCAAAAAGGGCCACAGGGCATCGCTGGCCGATTCTGAAGGGTCCGTTGGATAAATCCTGAGTCCATATTGGAAGGGAAGTATCTTGGTATCCCAATCCGGCTGTTTCTCGTCCCAAACATCATAGCGTCCCAGGAGGTGCACAGCCGGGGGCATGGGGTTGTTTGAAAAGAAATAACGCCAAGTGAGTTCACAAGCAGCCTTGCCCACGATCCGGAGCCCCGGGGGGTCAAAACCGGCTTCCCCGGCCTGGTCGATGGCGGTCTTGTGGTGGTCGATCCAGACAAATCTCTGGGAGAAATGGTAAAGCCGTCGCATTTCCTCTATCGGCAGAGAAAAGTCCGCCATGATGACCCCTTCCGAATCTCCCTGAATCTGAGGTAGGTCCCAGGGGAAAGGGTCTTCATAGTCGATGCCGACCATCAGGGCATTGGGAAAACACAGTCGCACGATGGCCCCGGAGCAATGACCATCAAGGTCGCCTTTATGGTAGAAACAGATCATGTTGACCTCTCCAGTAGTCTTTGTTTGTACCACTCCGGCAGTCCCCGGGTGGCGGCGCGGATAACCTCCTGGCCGAACTCCTTCCAGAGAAACTTTTTAATGGCCTCCATCTCTTCGGCGGCGATGTCGATGGCCACCTCTTTAATCAGTTTGCCGATGTCCTGGGGGGCGTTGGTTAATTCACCTCGTTCTTCCAGGTGTTGCACCGCCTTGACCCAGCGTGCTTCCGTGTGGAAAGAATCCACGAAGGTCTGCCATTTTCCTTTGCTGGTGTGCTCCTTGTTCCAACCCTGATGTACCTCTTTGAAGGCCTCGGAGACGTACTTCCCGGCCATCAGGGGCATGGGCTGGCCGCCCAGCAGGAACTTTTCCGTGTAATTCTTGACCACCACACCCTCGATTTTGGACCCGCCCAGGACACTTTCGCGTTCCAAAAGACCCCGGATAAACTCGGGGCCGGAGACATCACCGGAGTAGATCAAGGGCACGACTTCGACCCCCAAATCTTCGGCATAATGGACCAGGCTATCGAAGTCCGAGACAAACCGTTCCTCCGGGTACAGCATGGCCCCAAAAAGCATGAGATGGTTTCGGGGAATGCGATTATATTTCAGGGTGTTGTGGCTGGGGCTTTTGAGATATTCACAGTAAAATAGGATGCCTTCAGGTAGGCGGTGCTGAATGGAGGCCACATAGTTGACCGCGGCCAAAAACATCTTCTCCGGGGTTTCGGGGAAAATCTGCGCCCCCTTGCTTCGCATGAAGAATTCGCCACCGAACACCCCGAATGCGAACTGACTACCGTCCACCTTTTCGGTGATCTCCACCCGAGTCCTGAAGATGTCCCGAATATAATCCGTCCCAAGGGCAAAGATTTTAGGGAAAGCCCTCATCTCGCCACCCCCAGGTATTCTTCGATATAGTGCAAAAGCATGATTTCATCCGGGGTCAACGGGATTGTCTGAAAAAGCTGGACCAGGGCCGAGTTAGCATTCAAGAGGGCCAAGTGCAGATCCATTCGCAGTTGCTTGAGGTCGGTGAGCACCGGCTCCACAGGTTTCACAGGTTCGTAAAGTTCTATGGTTGACATGTTAAAGGTCACGGCCATGGGGTTCCTCCTGGTAAGAAATGGGCCTTCTTCAGGGCCTTGGTTAACTCAGGCGCTTGTGCTTCGCCGAGCCGCTTAACCAAACGCACCGATTCTACGGCGACCTCCATTAGCTCTTTCTGCTGCTCCGCATTATCAGTGATGAACCGGAGCATGTCGGCCTTGGTCATTAAATGTCCTCCGGGTCGGATGCCGCTAGTAAATCTTTTTTTAGATAGTATGTTTTTCCCAGCTTGGTTAAGCGTTCCTCGATCTCCCCCTTGAAACGCCGCCAGGCGATCTCTTTGGCCAAGGGGTGATAATTGAGCTTGCCCACCTTGTAGAGGTCCACAAATTCATAGGTCGCTTCCAGAAGCCGATAGACCGCCTCCGGATCGATAACAGGCTCGAAGGACACCCATGTTTTCAGACCAGCCTTCTTTGCCAGGCGCAGGGATTCAATCCGGTCTTGAGGTAGGGCGGCACCGGGCTCCCAGGCCAGACTGGTAGCCAGATTGTCATGGGTTAATGTGACGCTCCAAGCGTTGCCAAGGTTCATGGTTAGCAGGGGCAGGTCCCGGTTTAACCCCCAGCTCCCGCCCTTGGTTAAAATGGTGACGGTCAGCCTGGACTGCATGAGTATCGCCAGGGCTTGCCGTGTTATTAACGCCTCCCTCTCCAGGGGTTGGTAGGGATCGCTGGTAAAGCTCAGAAGGATTTCCCGATCATCGCCTTTCATCAGGCGCGCCTGCCTCTCCAGGTCCTCCAGGATTCCGGGCCGGGGCTTGATATAGGATGAATCATGGAAAATTGCCCGGTCCGTAAAAGTGGATGTGGGGGCAAAACAATAGACGCAGCCGTGTGAGCACCCCTGGTAAAGATTCAGGGCCAGGGGCGCATACTCTCCAGCCTTGCCCCGGGGTTCGTAAATTACCGATCTTTTCATTTACAGCTTCTCCGTGGCCGGGGGCGCCGGTTCTTTTGCTCCTTTCGGCTCAACAACCCCACTCCACTTGATTTCCCGGTCCACACAACCCGCCGGCCTGAGCAAGCTGATAGCCTGAGTAACCTTGCCCAAGGCGTCCATCTTATCTTTCCCCTTCATGATGAAAACAGCATTGACCTGCACTCGATACTCTTCATCCTTAGCCATGGGTCTCTCCTTTTAATAAGTTTTTCACATCTTGCACCGATTCAACTTGGCCGGATATGGCCCCGGCCTTCTGCCATTCGGCCAGTTCTTTGATCTGCAATCTTGTCAACCGCCCCCCGGGTTTTTTAACCTCAAGAGCTAGAGGGCGGCCCGCATAGGCTCCAAGAATGTCCGGAGCCCCCGCATGGCCGCATGGCCCTCCATGGGTTTTGTGAGTTTTTGCCCCGATACTCTTAAGGTAGCGCCGGATAGCCTCGACGATGGATTTTTCACTGGTCATTTCCATTACCCCGGCCACTCCAACGCAAACCCCGAGTTAGCTGCTTTTCCCAAGTAAAGCGAAGTCCGCGCCCGGGTCGCTCCAACAAAAAACATCCTGGCTGTTGGGCCAATTTCACTGTTCCTGACCGCCTTTGCCGCCTCGGGGGAGAGGTCTGGGAAAAGCAGCACGGCATCGGCCTCCCCTCCCTTAACGCTATGCACCGTCCCTATGGTCAAGGCCGGTTCAATCTCCAAATCTTCCCAGGCCCTTAACCCTACCCGCACATGGTATTCAGCAGGACGATGAGCGGCGGAAAGATGATCAAGTATCCACTCAGGACCAACTTCCTGTATTTGTTCCATGGGCAAACCCTCATGGACCAGGGGCGCGGGGGCCAGTTGGTCCGACAAGATAGACGCAAACTTTTCCTTACCGCCTCGCTTGAGAACGTTGGCCACCAGGGGGAGCCAGCGACCCAACTCTCCGCCGGTCCAGTTCATGGGATTCCGGCGCCAACCGGCAAAGTAGTCCCGCACCCTGGTGGCGGCGGTGGTCTGCCGGGTCGTGTGGATCAAGGGGTTCCAATCCCGCCGCTTACGACGGTAGGTATTGCTGTAGGGGATAGCTTCCTGTTTGAGAAACTGAATGATTGGAGTCAGCATATAGGAGCAGGAAGCCAGGATCATCACGGTTTGATATTGGTCCAGGTGCTTTTGCACCACGTCAAACCACGCCTCCGGATGCTTATAGGTTCCATTAAGCTCCAACACCTCGCCCGGCTCGGCAGTAGGCAGGTATTCCCGTTGCAACCGCTCTTCCGGGGGGATAAGGTTGATTACTTGCTCGGAAAACTCATGGATGGCCTGTGAAACTCGGTATGATTGTTTGAGGGTGATAATAGGAATGCTGGAGTCAAGGCCAAGGCCAGGAACGGCACCCTTGAAGGAATAGATACACTGGTCGCCGTCCCCCACCAGGATTAATTTCTCCAAGTCCTTTCCCCACAGTCTTACTAAGGCCAATTCGAGAGGGGTGAAGTCCTGGGCCTCATCGAACATGCCGATAGCCGCCTCAAACTTCGGCATAATCTGTTCTTTCAGGCACACCGAAATAAGATCGGTGAAGTCAATGGCATGAACCTCGTCTTTGAACTTCTCCCACACCCTGGCAAAACCCTGGACTGACTCAGGCCAGGCGTCGGGGGGGCGCATCAGCGACCGGAGCCGGGAATATTCTTGTAAGAATTTGGCCCCTGGAGTCTTCCCCCCCTGAGAATACCCATCCTCAATCCCGTCCCGGGTGGGGTCGTCAATTTCATAGGCAGGGTGTTCCTCGGAAAACTGTTTCAAATATTGCGCGGTCTCAGCTATCTTCGGCATCCCGAGGGCATGGTAGGCCATGGCATGGAGGGTGCCGATCTGCTCCTTGGGGATGGGCAGTTGCCGGCTGTTCAACTCAGCCACGGCCGCCCGGGTGAATGAGCACACCATAACGCCGTCGGCCCCGTACTTCTCCGCGGCCCGCTCCACCTGGCGGGATAGCCAGGTGGTCTTGCCGCACCCTGGCGGGCCGATGATGTGCGTTTCATTGCTCATTGCTTAATCTACTTGCCTCGGCCAAATATGTTTTATGATCTGTTCGTTAAACTCATGCAAGGTAGTTTCGTCCATCACTTCCCCCTCAGATCGTCAATGACGAACTTCACCAAGTCAGCCCGGTTATCCAGGGCTTTGATAACCTTCTCGTCCACCGTCCCGGCTGCACAGAGGTGGTAATAGGTGACCTTACGGCTCTGTCCGGGCCGGTGAACCCGGGCCCGGGCCTGCTGATAGTCGCCCAGGGAGAAGCCATGGCTGTAGAAGATGCAGTACCGGGCCGCGGTCAGGTCAATCCCCAGACCCCCGCTCTGCAACTGCGCCGCCAGGACCTGGGCGTCCCGACTTTCCCAGAGGGACAATTCACTGCGCCGGCCAGAGAGTTCAGCACAGGTGATGCCCAGAGATTTACAGGCAGCAAGGATTGAGTCGAGGTCCTGGTGAAACCGGCAGAACACGACCACCTGCTCTTTGGTGGCGTCTATCCATAGGTCATCAGAAGAAGTCATGCCATCCAGGAGGTCTTTCAGGAGTTCACCCTTACCACTATCCACCTGCTCGGGGCGGTCGCTGTCATCGGCCCGCAGCCAGCCGCCGGTAAGCTGTTGGAGACGGAGTAGCTTGACCATGGCATTCGCCGCGGTGATCTCGCCCGTCTCAATGTCGGCGATAAGGTGTTTCTCCAGGTCCCGGTAAATCTTGGTGGCCTTCGGACTTAACTCATAGGTTAAAACCTCATCCATGGTCTCCGGCAGGTCCAGCACGTCCTCAGAGCGCACCCGGCAGGCTATCCGGTACATCTTTTCGTGAAGCTCTTCCAAGTTCTGCCAGCCCTTAACTTCATGGCCCCCATAGCCCCCCATGACGGCATACCTGGCCCGAAAGCGGGTGAAAGAGTAGCCGAAAATGTTGGGTTCAAGAAATCGGTACAGGGCATAAGCATCTAGGGGGGAATGCGGTATGGGTGTCCCGGTAAGCGCCAGGCGGTGCCGGGCCAGCTTACCCAAGTCTTTTAAAAACCGGGAGGACTTCCCCCCAGGAGCCTTGATCCGGTGGGCCTCATCGAGGATTATCACTCCAGGGAGAGCGCGCTTGAGCAAGGACGCCAGGGGCTCCAGCCAAACCGCCTCGTAGTTGACCACCACGAGGGACCCCTTGCGCCGCATAGCTTGTTCGGCCTGTTTAGTCCGGGCCGGAAGGGTGCCATTAAGGACTGTCACCGAGAAATGACCGTCCAGGTGTTTCTTAGCTTCCCGTTCCCAAACCTGCAGGACGGTCTTGGGCGCCACCACCAGGGCGAAGTTAGTTTCCCAGAGGCGCAGGAGTTCCAGAGCCACGCGGGTCTTGCCGCAGCCCATTTCAAAGAAGCAACCACCGGCCCGGAGAGGAGCAAGGAATCGAACCGCTTCAACCTGATGGGACCAAAGGTCCATAGCCCTCCACTCGGGCAATAAAAAAGACGACATCCAGGTGTTCGGGCACCCGAATGCCGTCTTTTTCATTCTTGCGCCGCCTCAAGGTTGGCCGACCCCTTGGCGGACCCGGTTTTTTATACTAGCAGCAGGTCAACAAAATAGCGGCCATGAAGAGAATCAGGCCGACGTCGAGAACTATGTCCAATAAGGTGGGATCGTTCCCCCAGGGGGTGCGATTGAACCATTTCCACCAGATCACGTTTTCTGCCCCTTGCAAACAGGGCACAGCCGGGGCGCCCCCTTCTGCCTTTTTAGTTTTCGTTCCAGGCCCCGGTCCCCGTCCCAAGTCCGTACCACCTGGTACCCGATGCCCGCGGCCCGGACCACCTGGAGCAGCCGTCCGCCGTTTCCGGCCAGGTGCCGATCCAAACGAGCCGGTAGATCATCGGTGTAGCCCAAATAATGCCGGGCGTGGTGGTAAGGGCGGTCAAAGTGGATTAAATAGACTGTTCCCATAGGCATTTTGACTATGCCATTTTGTCAAGGTTTAGTCAATAAAAAAATCGCCGCGCTGCATTTTTTTTGCAAGCGCGGCGATTTTTTTAGTTAAAAACTATGGTTAGATGAAATTATACCTAGATGAAAAGTTGGGCGACTACCCGGTCCATGTTCGACAACAGGCGCCGAGGTAAAATCATATCTTTTTGGGTGCTGGGATTGAGGGAACGGAGCAGAAGGTTCCCCTCATGGAAAAATAGGCGGCCAAGGTACATTCTGTTGCTCGTATCGCAGTAGATTACCAGGTCCTCCTCCTTCTTCTCCCCGTGGCGCTGGACGATCAGTTCCGCCCCTTTGGAGATTACCGGGGCATAACTCTCGTCCTTAATCCTTATCCCGTAAAGCTCTTCTGCCATTGGCCAGTCCTTTTTTTCGGCAATGATACGTGGTAGCGGCAAGTACCCCAAATTTCTGTCCCCAATACTATCAGGATACAGGCAGTCTTGGGTAGCAGAAATTTCTGCGACAATGGGGATAGCGACAGTTTCGTCAGCCAAATCCCCTACTTGCACTCGCAGGGCTTTTGCCACGATTTCCAGGTGAGGCATGAGCCACTGGCGTTTGCCGGCGAGCATCCGGGAGAGTTGAGATTGATGAATTTTTTGGGCGGGGCTCATCCTTTCGATTTCGTCGGCCAAATCCTTGATCTTCCAGCCCCGCGCCCCCATTAACGCTCGGATGCGCTCGTTTATCATAGCGCCAATTATAAGCCAATTAGTCAACCTCCTGTCAAGATAATTCCTTGATTTGATTGATTTTGATGTTGATTTTGATGAAGTTAAAGTTTCCAGCATTTTTTTCCGAGGGCGCCGATGCACCTTCCTCCTATTTTAGATGATTATCCCCCCTAATTGCTATTAGGGATTCCCTAAAAATAGCTTCCGAGAATCCCTAGTAATCATCTTATAGTCATCATTGCCAAAAAGTCAACTCAAAAAAAGTGTTTAATGAAATAAAAACTTCTTGCAATCGTTGCCAGCTTGTCATACCTTCCAGATTATGAAACCCATCTTAAAAATTCCGGTAAGGTTTGCTCCGGTCTTAGGGGTCGATAAGTCCCTGGTTTCTCGCTGGAACCACGGCAAGCGCAAGCTGCCGGACGATATGGCCATGAAGATCGTGGACCTCCTCGAGGAGGAAGGCAACTCCATCGACATTCTGGATCTGAAGCCCGGACTCAAAGACTTGATTCCCTATTTAATTCATCATATTTTCCGGAACTGCCGTGCCCAACAGCGAAAAATACGAAAAGAATCCCCGGGAAAAGCTGGTCGCCCTGCTGAATAGTTGCGGTTGGGAAGGGCAGGGATGGAGCACCTGGGAAAAAGGGGATATTCGCCTCCTGGTGGATGAGGTGGGGGTGTTCCTGTTTCGCTGGATAGGGTCCCGGTGGGTGCGCACCCATGGCCTGGCCCATGCCTCTATGAAGCTGTCCACCCGGCAGATAATTTTCATGGACGGGGCCAAGCTGTCCCTGGAATACGGATTGTTCACCCCGGCGCCTCAATTAAAGGAAATAAATGGAGCGGGGTGACCGGCGAAATGAAGGGAAGCTGCGCTACGACCTGGTTTCCCCGGAAGCCATCAAAACCCTGGCGGCAGTCTATACCGAAGGAGCCAAAAAATACGCGGACCGAAATTGGGAAAAGGGGTTGCCGTTCATGGAAATCTTCGCCTCCTTGCAGCGCCACGCCTGGGCTTGGGCAGCAGGCGAGGATATGGATTCAGAAAGTGGGCTGCACCACATGGCACATGTCATGTGGAACGCCGCCGCCATCTTGCACCTCCGTCTCACAAAACCGCAGTTTGATGACCGCCCAATGAAGGGGGATACATGACATTATCCGAAGAAGCACGGAACTACGCGGTCCTGGTAGCCCAAAGGCGTGACGCAGAAGCTACCGTCAAGAAATTAACCACAGAACAAGCCGAGATGGAAAGGTCTTTGCTTGAGCGCATGGGAGATGAAGGGATCGCCAGCCTCAAGGTCGAAACCGATGAAGGGAGGTTCACCATCTCCCCCCGTCGCGAGCTCCGGGCCAGTTGTATCCCGGGTCACGAGGCCGACCTGGCTAACGGGTTCCGGGCCATCGGCTACGACGACATGGTGAAGGAGTCCGTCAACGCGAATAGGCTCTCCGCCTATGTCCGGGAAATCGACGCGGCGGGCGGCGAAATCCCCCCCGAGATAGCCGGAGCCATCAAGGTGGCTGAAATATTCAAGGTCGGCGTCACACGATCCAGCAGATCGTGAAAGATAAAAGATAAAGGAGCAAAGATCAATGGCGAAAGAACTGGCAGTCAAAGAAACAGCAACCTTCATGGTACTGGCGAATGCTCAGGGCGCCATCGAGGCCCTCAAGAGCAATCTGGAAGGTGAGACCCTGTCCCCCATGGACCTGGATCGTGTCTCGATCCCGGCCGGTGGTGGCGTTACCTGGTGTGTCCCCACCCTGGAGGGCGAGGAGAACATCCCGGAGATCGTCGGCGTCATTGTCGGCGTGCAGAACTGTCGGGCCTATTGGGTCGGAGATTTCGCCGGCGGAGGCGATCCCCCGGATTGTGTAAGCGAGGACAATGTGACCGGCGTCGGCGATCCGGGCGGGATCTGTAAGGTCTGCAAATTTGCCGAGTTCGGCAGTGACTCCCGGGGCAAGGGCCAGGCGTGTAAGCAAATCAAGCGTCTGTTCGTCCTGCGGCCCTCTTCCATGCTCCCCCTGGTGGTCAATCTGCCGCCCACCTCTCTCAAAGCCGCCACTCGTTATCTCCTGCGCCTGGCTGGCAACAGCCTCAAATATCAGGCCGCGGTAACCCGGATCATCCTGGAGAAAACCAAGAGCGGCGACGGTATCGCCTACAGCACCGCCGTTTTCTCTCTAGCCGGGAAGCTCGATCCTGCACAAGCCAAGGCCATGGAGGATTATGCCCGGGCCATGGGGCCCCTCCTGCGCCGTCCCGTACCCGTGACCATAGACGATTTTACAGAGAAGTAAATCGGTCAGGGCTCCCCCCGGGGAGCCCTGTTTTCGTGATCCTTGGTCACACAAAGGGAAAAATGGCTGAAACTGAATCCTCCTCCCTTCAGAAACTCGTTGCCCTTTATCAAGCCAAGGGGCTATCTTTATTCCCCCTTCAACCTAAGAAGAAGAAGCCCATAGATGACTGGACTATCTGGCAACAGCGCCGGCCGACGCCGCAGGAGGTAGAGTCCTGGTTCAAGAATGGGAAGAAAAATATCGCCATCGTTACCGGCAAAGTCTCAGGAATAATAGTTCTGGATGAGGACGACCCGCCGGTTTTCCAGGCCTGGCTTGCCGAACACGGATATAAACTGCCGCTCACTCCTACAGTAAAGACCTCCACCTTTAAAGACGATCAGGGGAATATCCACCAAAAATTCCATTATTACTTCAAGCACCCGGGCGGCAAGATCAAGAACATGATCAAAAAGATCCCCGGTGCCGACATCAAGGGTGATGGGGGCTATGTCGTGGCCCCGCCCTCTATCCATCCCAACGGTGAACAATACGAGTGGTGCTTCGGGCTAGATTTAAAAGATTGCGATCTTGAGCCTCTTCCCGCCTGGTTGCTGGAACATCTGGAGCTGGAAATCTCCCAGGTTGAAATTACCGAGGGCGACCTGCTCCCCCCCGACGAAGATTGGGTGACTAAGGCCCTCAGGGGAGTCGATAAAGGGGAACGTGATAACACGGCCATCAGGCTGGCCGGGTACTACCTGGGCAGGGGTGAACCAGAGCCCCGGGTCCTGGAAATGCTTCGCTCCTGGAACCTGCGGAACGAAGAAGCCTTACCTGACAAGGACCTCTGCAAGGTAGTTTCCAGTGCCGCCCGCATGGAGGCTCGAAAACGGATCAAAACCGGGGCGCAAGAAGGGAAGGCGGCATCCGAACCCAATAACCTATCCTGGGAAGAACAGCGCCAGGCCGCCCTACAGGGCTTAGGTGAACGTCTGGGCCTGCCCATCACCGACATCCGGGTCACCAAGAGCGATGACTCCGTCCTGGAATTTGCCCTGGGCGAAGACGACAGCGTGATGATCACGGCGGCGGATCTCATCGAACAACGTCTCTTCATAAAAAGATTCGCCCAGGCCGGCCTCCTGGTGCCCAAAAAAATCGCTGAACCAAAGGGGGGCGGCGCTTGGCATGAAGTCGTCAGGCAAATGTTCCGGCTGTCCATCCAGCAGGACGTGGGGCAGGAATCAACCCAACTCGGGGAACTGCGGGAATTTCTGAACACCTATGTGGAAAGCTACCGGGGTTTGATGTATTTCTCGTCAAATCAGTCCATCCCTCATCACGTCGCCTTTTTTATCGTACAACGCAAAGACGAGAAGCCGAAATTATATGCCAGGGGCTCGGCACTTTTTATGGAAGCCAGGTTGTCGCTCGGATTTAAGGCCCTCAGGAAAATGACGGTTCTTTTCCCCAGCCTGGGCCATGAGCGAGAAAAGTTTAAATGGAACCGGCAAAACGTCCGCGCCTGGTGCATGAACCTGGATGGTATGTCGCAAGAGATAAAAGAAATGATATTCCGGAAAGCTCTTGATGGCAGGGAGAAGGAAGATGCAAAATAGCAAATTTGGACTTCCGTAAGATGCAAAATTCTTTACAAGACGCCGGTGGCGGTAAAGGCGGTAAAAACGGTAAGGTGGCGCATAGGGGTGGCGCTAAAAAAACCCCGTGGTTGACACGTAGTGGCGCTAAAGGCGCTAAATTGAAAACTTTTCACATAGTGAAAACTTGGTAATTTAGCGCCACGCGCCACTTTTGGGCTTTTTTATAAATTATATTATTCACTTACGTGGTGGCGCATAGGATTTAATTTAGCGCCACCGCGGCGTCAATTAGCGCCACCGATTTTCTAAAAACGAACAGAAAAAACTCAAGAAAGTAAGACCCATCTAAAAGGAGACCACCATGACCAAAGCAGAAGTGATCAGGCCGGCGAAGTCGTTCAAGGAAGCGGTGGAGTAAGGGCCTGCCGGCGGCTACGGCAAAAGATTTGCGCCACATTAAGCCGTAGCCGCCAGGCGGTTAGGGTTTTGCAGAAGAGCCATTCCTGAAGTTCTTCATGGCGTCTTCCAATTCATCATCAACGATGTGCAGATAAATCTGCGTGGTCCCGATCCTTTCATGGCCCAGGGCCTTCTGGACCAGCCTGAGGTTCTTGGTAGCCCGCAGCAGGTCCGTGGCGAAGGTGTGCCGCAAGGTGTGGGGGTGGACCTCCTTGTAGGTGATCCCGGCGGCCCGGGCCACCTCGCCCACCATCCAGCGAACATACCGAGACTTCAAGGGGCCGCCCTTGAGGTTAGTAAAAATAAAGTCCTCGGGTTTCCCGGGTTGATTGTTGAGGTATCCCAGGAGGAGGTTGACATCGGCCTCGCAGAGCCAAAGAATTCGCTCCTTGCCGCCCTTCCCATACACCTTGAGCTTGCCGGTGGTGGGCTCCAGGTCCCGGCGCCGCAGGTGTAAGGCTTCGCTGCACCTGAGCCCCGAGTTAAGCATAAGGCGCACCAGGCAGAGGTTGCGGAGCCGGGTGAGTGAATTAAGGGGCCGGCCACGGGGACGGAGGCCGTCCCCCTCGTCGGCGATCTCCCCTGGCGGGAGAGCAAGAAGCTGGTTCAAGAGTAGCTTCTGCTCCCCCTTCAAAAGAACGTCAGGAATTTTGCGTCTGGCCATTAGTTGCCTCCCGCCGTGACCCGGGCCGGGGGATCAGGTTCAAGATTTTCCAGCCGATTTAATACCCGTACAAGGTAGTCATCGGCCTGGTCAAGCTCGAACACCGATATTTCCCGCCCCCCGGCCCTATTCAGGCTATTCCTGGATGATAAAATATCAATCCGGGCCTCTTTCAAGTTCGCAATGATTCCCTTCATTCTTCCCCCCAATGCTGCTGGTCGTAAGAACCTTCCCAGCCATCCGCGAACGGTCCCCAGGTGCCGAAGGCGATGCAGCGGTCCAGAAGCTCCTTGTGGGCCTGTTTAAGTTCTTGGCAGTCTGTTACCTGTTCGGGTGGTGCTATCTGCTCAAGAGCCCACCTACGTAAACATTCCGAAAGAGCCAGGGCTTCTATCGGGTCTATTTTGATGCTTTTGCCATACTGTTCCCTTCCTTCCCAAACCTCCAAAATTAAATCTTGGTAGGGCTCAGGAAACTTATATTGCGTTTGGCGTACTTCGAGCTTAACGGTTTCTTTCCCTCGACAAATCCAGGTGAATTTTAAGGGTTTCATATCCACCTCCCCGGGTCCGCCCCGGTCCCTTGTGGGGCAAACCAGACGGCCAGGACCGCCAAGATTACGGCCCCGGCCAGGATGAAATAGATGTTGGTGAAAAGACGGTGAATCATGTTGCACCCTCGTCTTTTACCCATGCCTCTAAGGGCGGATAGTCGGAGAAATGTTTGGCCAGATATTCCCTGATGGCCTCGATTCCCTGGGGCAGAAGGTTTTGAATTTCTGACAATTCCACCACTTCCTCCATTTGAGCGTTGAGATCAACATAATCGTCGATCTCTGCGTTTATCCCTTCGCGGGCGGGTCGGTAAACCCGGCGCTCCGGGGGGCGGTCCCAATCCATAGAAGATTCCCGATTAAAGGGCACGCCTTTGCTCATAAAAAGCTCCTCCAGGTTGTCAAACTGCCCATACGGGGCCTCGCTGTTTTGGACTGAAAGGATGCCGTCCGCAAGCTCCACGTCCATATCACCGAGGGGATCGTCAAGTTCAAGGGCGTGCTCCAACTCCCGTGGGTCGGCTTCTTTAAACCGCACCCCCTCTTCCTCCAGTTCTTTCCGAATGTCGGTGTCCATCAGACAAATCGGAAATTCGATTGTTGCCGAAGATGTTGGTGCTCCCATGATATTACCCTCCCTCCCTTATCCCCGGCCCAGGATCGCCAGGGCCAGAATGATTATCCAGATTAACGCAGCCCAAAAAACTTTCATGCCTCCCCCTTTCATTGGATTAGAAGTGATACCTGCCGGAAGGCTTCCGCGCCTTCCACATCCATCGGCTTTCCACGGCCCGGCCCCTGCCAAGCTGAAGCTGGCCCCGGAGGTTCTTGATTACCAGCCCCTCAAGTTCCTCGTCCTTGATAAGCTCCCCGAACACCTGGCGGAAGCCCTCCGGGTACTGAAGGGACAGGCTCAAGAGGTTGTAGTCGCCATTGTAATGCAGCAGGGTTTCCAGAATCCCCCGTCGGTCCTGAAAGGTGGCCCCCAGGAGCAGGGTTCCGTCAGCGATGAAAAGGTCATAAAGCACGATCTTGTGCCGCACCCCCTTGGTCTTGTTGTGCCGCAGCTCCCCGTCGAACAGCCAGTAACCTTTGAGGTTCAGGCCGGACAGGGCCTCCTGCACTTCCGGACTCGGGGTGTAAGCCATCGGCTGCTCGTGCCGGTTCCAAAACTGGAAGGCGCCATCAAGGTAATGAAGCTGAAGGCGGCTGCCGTTAAACTTGGGTTCTGCTATCCAGTCGGGGTGGTCGCTCAAGGTGTCGAACAAGGGCTGCTCGATATGCAGCAGCCGCGGCCGCTCCGGGTAGAAGTATTTGAAGGTGTCAAGGGTCATGGTTTCCTCCTGGGAGGCGGGGTCGCCCCCGCCCCCTTGTCCATGCTTTAGTCGTTCTCGATCTCCTGTATCCCGGTCAGCTTGTAAATGTCCCACCAGGCTTTGCCGCAATCGCCGCAGGTGATACGTTGAGAAGCTGCGCCCCCATCAAACTCTATCCGCCCCACCCCTTCAAGGTCCCCAGACAAGCACCAGGGACAGGAATTGTCGTCTTGGAGGTATTGGGCCTGTTGTTCCACGGTGAGTGCCATCGTCCGGTCCTCCTACCTGATGCTCGGCTTATACTGCCGGGCAAAGGTTCTCAGGGTGTCAATCTGCTCGGGCTGCACCGCCTGATAGACCAGCCGGGAGAAATCCTCGCAGACCGCCAGGTTCACCGTGGTCTCGAAAAAGTCGGTAAACCTCTCACCTACCAGGGCCATGAGTTCCGCTTGCAGGGCCTCGTCCTCGAACACCGCCGCCTTCAGCTTGACGCTGAATTTCTTCTCGATGAGGCTGTCGAAGTTCTCACCCAGGATCGCCACCAGCTCCCCCTCGTCCTCGGAGTTGATGGAAAACTTGTTGGCGTAAATCACCTTGGCCTGGTGGAGGTTGCCCATGACGGCGTAACTGCCCTGATACCGGCCCACAAACCCGGCCGCGTCCTGCACCTGCTTTACGAAGTCCTGGACGATCTCGCCGTTGTGGTTCAGGGTGGCCTCCGCCTTCTTGTAAGCCGCCTTCGCTTCCTGGTACTCGTCCACCGCCACCTTGACATCAGGCGGGGCGTCAACGATGGTGGGCATAGTCGCCTTTTTGGCCTTTTTGGGTTCCGCGGTCGCCGCCGCTTTCAAGGCCGCCCCAAAGCTCGGGGGCTTCGGCTTCAGTTCCGGTTGTTTAATCGCCACTACTGCGCCCATGTTCATCCTCCTAAAGCAGATTTGGTTACTTAGCTCTCAGGGTGGAGCAGGGACGCCGCCGCCCCTGCCCTGCCCAAAGAATTAAGCCCTCATGCCGCCGTTGGCCTGGGCCTGGTCCATCAAGGCACAAACCAGCTTGTGCCCATCGTAGCCCTCGGCCTCCGCCGCCTTCATCTTGGCCTGGGGGAACATTCCGAAGCGCACCCCGGTTTTCTCGTTCTTGTCCATCCCCTGCCAAACCTCTGCCGCCTTCTCTTTTACGTCCTTCACCTCTGCACCTCCTTGGTTCATCTCACGCACCACAAAGGGACGCGGGCCCCGCCCAGGGCCTCATCCCACAAGATCACGCTCACCGGCTCCCGGTCGTTCCCTGGCCCCACGCTCAACCTGTGCGCCTGAAGGTGGGTCTCCAGGTCTGCCGCCAGCCGTTTCTCGGCCAGGTTGAGGTTATCGTAAGCAGCAGAGACCGCGGGGTTGTCGTGGTCTAACAACTGGTCCACCCAGGCAACCTTTAACCTGGTGTCGGCCAGCACCCGCCGCACCATCTCCATCGCCTTGGCCCGGTCCATCGCTTTCTGAACCTCGTCGTTCATGTCGTCGGCTCCTTCATAATTTCAGCTATCCAGCCTTTCATCCAGGCTTGAAAGAGTTCAATGTTTGTGCCCACTGACCCCGTAAGCTGCTTCATAAATTCCGCATCAAGAGCAGGAATACAGGGCCTTCCCCGTAGATACGCCGCCTTGCCCATTTCAAAGGCTTCGGTCTTGTCGCTCATGTCGTTGGCTCCTTATGCCCAGGGGCAGGTCCAGGTGGGGGTCTGCCATTTCGGGCTAAACCTGTAATCCCAATCTCGAAGGCAGAGATACCCCGTATCAGGGTGCCAGCCGTAGCCGGTGCGCTTCGATACCCACTTGCCGCACTTGGTGCATTGGTGATACATCTCACCCCTCCCGCCTCGGGTTATGCTGCTGCGCCCAGGCCCGGTAAAAACTCCTTGCATCCTCGCTGTCCAGAATCCTTGCCTTGATAAGCCGTCGTTGTTCTTCCCAATAAAGCCGCCACGCCAGTTTGATGATCTTCCACATGACCGCCTCCATCCTCCCTTTAATCCTGCCGTTTATACCTTCCTTCTTCCCTTCCCGCCGACGGCCTCAACCGTCAATACCAAGGTATATCGTGGTTGCCATTATGTCAAGTCTTTTCTGCTATTGCGGCATAAATAATTTTACCCTTGACATTCTTCCCCTCTAACCTGATGATAATTAAAGAGATTCCCGGACCATGTTTATCGTATATCTATATATCTATCTTGGCGTGTGAAGCTTTTAAATATATATATATCTGATATATAAGTGATTTTTGGAGATACCCCTTTTCAAGAGGTAATCATGGCCCAGACTCAGACAACCAAGAGGCCCACAGGCAGGCCCTCAAAACCAAGGGTTTGCCCTGATTGCCTGGCCCTTCGCCCCGGCTATCGCCCCATGAAATACCCACCGCCCTGCTCTAACTGCCAGTCTGGTAAGCCACCGATCAGACTCACCAAATCGTTCCAGCCACCGCCGCCAGGTGAAGCACCGCCAGGTGTTTTAGTCCCTGAAATTGTTCAGGAAAGCGGTAAGGTGGATTTGAAAGGTGAATTTACCGTCAAGGAACTGAATTTCTTAGAAATTTACCTGAATGGCGGGGTTACTATTAATGATGCAATGATTTCAGCCGGTTATGGCTTCCTGGAAGAAAGGAATCGGCACTACACCGCTAATCGCATAGCCCAGAAGCATGTTGAGCAGGCGGGAGACATCAAAAAGTTGATGCGGTCCTGCGGCCTCAGCGAGGTCCAGGTCATCCTCAAGATCAAGCAGCTCATGGAGGACCCCTCGAAAACCATCCAGGCCCGAGGCGCTGAGTTAGCCGCCAAGATACTCGAAATGACCAAGGAAAGCATTGACTTGGCGCAGGGGATTCAGATCGTCATCAGGACACCCGACGGGAAGCTGGTCAAGCCCACCCCTGCCGGCCAGGGAGGCGCCAGCCAGGCCCCCAAAGCCCTGCCGGCCCCTGGCCCACGGGTCAGAATGATTAAATAGTCAAGGATATTAGTGAGATAGCTAATTGATATATGTGCCGATAACTATGATTATCGGCACTAAAGCCCTGCTCTTGCCTCTGCCCTGCCCCGCCCCTGGCCCGGGAGCGCAGCCCCCAGCCCCGCGGCCCAGCTCTACCAGCCCAGCCTCCAGCCTTAGGCGCCGCCCCTCGGCCCTGGCCTACCGCCCTGCCCTGTCCTCCTCTCCCCCTCTTCCCGGCCCACCCGGAGAACCCGGAGACGGCCAAGTACCCCCCCCTTACTCAATACGACCTGTCTGGACAATTTTTCATTTTTAAATGTTTGCCAATATGTCATTATAGCTTGACAAGGGTAAGGTCAAGGTGGTAGGGTTTGGCAATCCTGGGGTGGCTCGACGGGAGCGAAACCTAAATAGGCAAGTAGGTGATCGACCCTCTCGTAAAATCGAGGAAGAGGTTTAGTGGAGGTTGGGATCTCCATAACTGGTCCAATCTTGCCAGCCCGGTAAGAATCCGGCCCTTGGGATTCCTGGGGGTTGACGGCCCTCTCAAGTCGGGGTCCGAGGGCACTCTGAAAACCCGCTTGGGGGAAGTAGGAGGCGGCAACCGACATTCCCCCAGGACTCTTCTGCATGGCGGGCCAAGATACCTGGAAGGAGACGGGATTCCAATGAACGCCCGGTATTCGCCAGGACCGGCCGCGTCCCTGGGCCCAAAACAGGGAGGGGCCGCCGGGGAGCCTCGGTGAATCCCCGGCGTTTTATAGAGAATCCATGGAGGTTTTTGATGGCTAGGGATTATCCTATTTGGACAGGGTTTGACGAGAAAAAATATATTGACGGCTTGGGGACCCATGCAGACGGCAGCCAGGGGTCAGCGTGGTCATATCTCAAATGGTTGGACAACTACATCGAGGTCCATCGGGACTCGCCGCACCCCCATCATCAAGAAGGGGTGCAATATGCCAGGGAAAGGCGTGAGAAATTATCAAAAGGGGCCCCGTAGCTCCAACGGTAGAGCGGCTGCCTTGTAAGCAGCGGGTTGACGGTTCGATTCCAGTCCGGGGCCTCCATACCAAACTTCTCGACCGCCCGGGGGTGCGGCACCATGGATAGGTAAGAACCCGGCCAAGTGGATTGATTTGAATGTACGGGGTCTGGGCGGGCGCCTGGGCCCCGGTTTAAAGGAGGCGAGTAGAGATGCGGTGTCCTAAGAAGATAACCACTTACAACCAACCGAATGGCGAGTATTCCTACACCAATTTTGACGAGTGCGATCAGGAGTTATGCGCCTGGTGGAACGCCCAAAAGGACGGTACGGGGAGCTGCGCCGTTTTGACTATCGCCCAGCGTTTGGACGATATGTTGGTTTCCGGCCTACCGGTGAGGCAATGATGGCCGGCTGTCGCTGTTTTTGGTGGGAAGAAGAAGGCTGCCTCCTGGGGGAAGAAGGGGCCCAGGAGATGTGCCCGATGCACATGGAGCGGATGAACCCGGAGACGGGGGAGGCCCGGGGGCCGGTGGCGTCGCCGCCGGAGAGAGGTGATGCCCAATGAAAAGAACCCCCGTTCCTTCTGACTTGCTTTGGGCCGCCGCCTCAGATGTGAAAGAACACATGGAAAAGGTCATCCTGGCTAAGGGAGATGGGGCTTTCTCTTCCCCCCATGAAATCCTGGGCGCCATCACCGAGGAATATCACGAACTCGTTGAGGCGGTGCGCCACAACATTCCGGAACAAGTCCAACATGAACTCAAGGACCTGGCGGTCCTGGCCATTTTCGGCCTGGCCTGCCTCAAGCTCGTGGAAGGGGAATGACCATGCCCGAAGAAAAGAAAATCGAACCCCACTACCAAGCCCAGGCGAAGCAGTTGGTGGATTGCCTTTTCGACAAAGGCTATTTCTCCGAGACCCTGAGCCGGGACGGGATGAACGACGTGGAGGACCTGCTGGCCTTCTCACTTCAGTTGGCCGCCGAGTCTGCCGCCAGAACCGCAGTTTTGGCGAAGAAACTAAAAGAGGGCACCAGGAAGATGGGCGAAGTGCCCCTTGGGGAGTAGCCATGGCCCACACCGTAAAGACCGAGATTGACTGCTTCTATTTCGTGCCGGCCCGGGGGAAGAAGTTGGGGGAGCCGCTCTTGGATCGGGCGATGAATTGGGGCGCCCAGCTTTACTTGATCCCGGAGAGTTGGTGGCTCCGGCCGGGGTGGTGCTGATGAGTGAGGTGCCGCATGGCCCCACGGATTGACTGGATAGCCTTATCAAGACACCACGACTATGATTCGGTCCCGGTTATGGTCCGTGACTTCTACCGGCGACATCGCTGCATCATGCGGGCTGCCGTTGCTCTGGGGGTCAGCGAGTCCTCCTTCTACAACAAACTGAGAGGCGTCGGCATGATCTTATTCGGGGACCTGTGGCGCCAATTCCCTGAATGGCCTTATGTAGAGAAATTCCAAAGGAGACGGCCCCCATGCCCGAGATGATCCCGGTGGCGTCGTCCACCATCATTCGCATCGAATACGATGAAGAGACAGAGCGTTTGACTGTGGTTTTCAACTCTGGGGCCCGGTACACCTATGAGGGGGTGCCTCACGAACTCTGGGAGCGGTTCAGAGATGCCGAGTCGGTGGGCCGGTTCTTCATCCAGGAGATCAAGAACACTTTCCGGGGCGTGAAACAAAACTGAGGATATAGCCATGTCAGAGAACGAGACGGGACTTATCGAAACCGGCCTGACGATTTTTTCCCCTCTGATTTTCCTGGGGCTGACCCTCATGGCCCTGGCTACGGCGGTGGGGTTGCTGTTTTATCAGGTGATGGCGGGGTTTGATGCCGATAATTAAGTCCATCTCCTTCTCCCAGGCTGAGATCCTGCAGAACATCGTGGACTTGCATACCGGGCCGATTCAGGCGGACGTGACCTTCGGGGCTGGCTGCTTCTACCGGGAAATGCCTTTACCCCGGTTCCGGTTCGACCTGAATCCTAAACCGCTCAAGCATTGGCACCCAAATATAATTTTCCCTGTCATTCCGGCTGATGTGCGTGCTTTACCGCTCAAGAATAGCTGTCTTTATTCGGTCATGTTCGACCCGCCCTTCATGGCCCGGACGGGGCCCGGCGCCACCCTCAAGGCCAGGTTTGGGGAACTGGTGGGGACCATCCGGGACCTGTGGAACTTCTACTTTCTGGCCATGCGGGAGATTCACCGGGTCCTGGTCCCCGGGGGCTGGCTCATCTTCAAGTGCCAGGACGGGGTGCTCTCCGGGGTGAACAATTTCACCCATGCCGAGATTTACGCCATGGGGAAGTCCCTGGGGTTCGTGCCCAAGGACCTCTTCGTGCTGCTGGCTAAAAACCGGATGATGCACCCTAAACACAAGGTGCAGCGACACGCTCGAAAATTTCATTCTTATTTCTGGGTGATGCAGAAGAGACCACTTTAAAGGAGAAACCTATGATTGACAAAGAGATTGAGAAACGGTTTACCTATCATCCGCCCAAGGAAGACCAGCCGAAGAAGTATGAAAAACTTCGTGCGTTGGCCAAAGAGCTTGCCTACCTGATAAACAATCTTTGTCCTGAATCTAGGGAGCGGTCTCTGGCCCAAACCAAACTGGAAGAGGCGGTGATGTGGGCTAACGCCGCCATAGCGAGGAATGAATGATGCCTGACAACTGGAAACATCGCTCTGAGAATATGCTCTGCAAAACCTGCATGTTTTTCGTGCCGAAGGTGCCGAAGCAGGTGGACGTGGTGGAGGAATTACGGAAGAAACATGGCTTTGTGGGCAACCCTATCAACGTAGAAGAAGCCCTTCCTCTTGCAGAGCAAGTCCACCTCACCACCCACCTGGGCCGGTGCCGGCGCCATGCCCCCACCCTGGCGGGCTGGCCGGTGGTGTTTGCGACAGACTGGTGTGGGGATAATAAAATCGACGAGGAGAAACTCCATGGGAGCGGATGACAACGGCAATCTGGGGAAAGGGCCGGTCTTGCCGAAACTGAACCCGGAGGACATCGCGGCAGAGGTGAAGGTGGTGCTTACCAAGACGGGAGGCATTGCTCTGTTCGGCCCCCTGGACAACCTGCCCCTGATTTTACAACTGCTCTCCGAAGGGGTGGCCATTGCCGGCCAGTTGGTGGGCCAGGTGTTGCCTAAGCGCATCATCCCGGTTACCGGCGGGTTGCCCCCGGGGGTGAACCTGCGGGGCCGGGCGGGAGAATGAAACCTTACAATGGCCCACCTCGCTAACGAATGGACCTTTGGGGTGATCAGGTGTGAAGCCTGTGGAAATGAGTGGAACGCCGTTTCGGATGATTTGCCCATGTATAGCGTGCCGATAGCGGAGGTCGTGACCGGAAGAAAGGTTTTGAGTGCCCATGCCCTAATTGTGGACAACAGAAGTGTTCAATGATCGAGATTATGGGGGAATAGTCCTATTCCCCTTTATTTACCGGCGTTATTCGCAAACTCTCCCCGAAAATCAATGCCAATAAGTCACCTTTTTTAAGTTGATGTTGCATGATGAACGCTTTTGGCAAGGCAATACAGTAAGAACCGCCGATAACACGCACCTTTCGGTGCATTGTTGGCTTTAACTTCCCCTCACCGCGAACATTAACCTTTTTCATAATAAAAAGCCCCTCAATATTCTGTTTTAACCCAAATACTAAAGAAAATATTCTTTGTCAAGGGTAAATTTCACCCTGGATTTCCACTTTTATAATGCTATTGCTTTAGCATGGACCAGTTTGATTTACTGGATAAGTTTTCTCCTACTATCCAGGACTTTATTGAATCAGAGAAAACGATCACCATTCTGGTGGCGCCTTTAGGAGAAGGCAAAACCTTCGGTTGTATCGCCACCATGATATACCACGCGGCACGTTGCGGCCAGCCGATAAGGTGCGCCATTGTTAGGGATACCTTAGAAAACATCAAGTTGAGCATCGTTCCTTCCGTGCAGGAGTTCTTCGAGGAATTTTTCCCAGACAACCCCACCAGATTCTACCGCTTTAAGAATGAATACAAGGAACTAACCATCTTCGGCAACCTCCGCATCGACGTGGACCTGTTCGGCATTGATGACCCGGCCAGCTTGGGGAAGCTGCAAGGATCATCGGCTTACTCCCTGATTTGGCTGAATGAGCCCGCCCCCATCGCCGACAAGGCCAATGCCGGACTATCAGAAGAAACCTATAACGTGGCGGGCATCCGGGCCGTCCGGCGCAAGGTCACTCCCGGCCGGCTGATCGTGGACATGAACCCGGCGGACGAGGAGCACTGGACGCACCGCCGTTTCATCGAGGAAGAGGACTTCGACCCCAAATTTCCCCTGGTGCAGAAACAGGTCTGGTTTGTGCCTTATGGCGAGAACACTCACCTCAAGGAAGAGTCTCGTCAGATGGCCAAGAAGATGTACGAGAATGATGAGGCCGCCTATGCCCGGTATGTCAAAGGTGAGTTCGCCGCGGTGTACCGAGGTGAAAAGGTAACGCCGCAGTATAAGCGGGAACGGCACCTGTGCCCGGACATTTTGGCCCCAGCCCCCGGGCTGGTCTCTTTCGCCTTCTTCGATTCTTGGCATAACCCGGCCTGCTGCTTGGGGCAGATCACTTCCACTGGCCGTCTGACCTTCATCGACACCCTGCGTTTACAGAACTCGGACATCCGCACCCTGATCCACACCCAGGTAATCCCCCTGCTTAATTCTCCCAAATGGAAGGGAAAACCCAATTCCTGGCGGATCGGCGGTGACTTCACCATGAAGCAGCCGGACCAGAGCAACCGGAACGAATCGGCGGCCAAGGTCGTAGAAGAAGCCTTCCGCAAGTTTCTGAAGTTGCCGGGGATCTTCTTCGAGGCCGGCCCCTCCAAGTGGGAAACCATGAAGCGGCATATCGCCCGGGCCCTCCAGGACGGCGACCACCGCGGCGACTCCCTGGTGCTGCTTTCCAACGACAACAAGCTTCTGGACAAAGGGTTGCGGGGGGCCTGGCACTACAAGACGGACAATTCCGGCAATGTTCTCAAGAATGTCAAGCCGGATAAGGATGTTCACAGTCATCCCTGTGATGCCTGGGCCAATGCGGTCGGGGTGTTGTTACCGGCCCTTGACCGCCGAGCTCACCTGGGGGACTACCGCAAGGCGGCGGTCAGAGTCAAACAGAGGATTCAAAGTTATGCGACGGGAGGGCCCAGGGCTTAATGGATACCTCTGGTTACAAAGGCTGGTGGCCCATGAAGGTGTTTACCGGGACGGGGCCCGACGGGGAGCCACAGGGCCAGGAATGTTTCAAGAGCGTGGTGGACGGGAAGCTGGTGATCCCGGAGAAGGGGTGGAGTGGCGAGCCGCCCTACCCAACGGGGGACCTGGCCCCTTGCCGGCACACCCCCTCGGACAAGTTCCGACAGAACTATGACCTCATAGATTGGGGGAAAAGCTGATGCCCGCACCAAGTAAAGCCATGCGTAAAGCGGCGGGGATGGCCACGGCCATCCAGGAAGGCAAGATGCAGCCCAAACCCGGGACACCCTCGGCAAAAATGGCTAAGAGCATGAAGCCGAGCGATTTACAGGAATTTGCCACCACCCCGGAGAAGGGGTTGCCGAACCATGTCCCGAAAAAGCGTCGGCCCCCGGTGAAGATGGTGGGTGAGCACGTACAGAAGATGCCTTTTCCTAAAAGATAGGGACCAATGGCCATTTACCTGCCCAGCGAAGATCAAGAAGCCGCAATGAAGCGGGCGATCCACCAGGCTAGCCGGGGCGGCCCCTCGAAAGCCGAGATGGATTCCAAGGAGCTGCAGGAGCGGGAAGAGGCTGCACAAGCCTACGCCGGGGAGGATGAGCCGCACTTCGTCAGCTTCTTGAATGATTGCGTCAAGACCTCGGTGCAGGCCATGACCGACATCCGAATGGCGCAAGATGAATGTTGGCGGGTTTACAACGAAGAAGAGCCCTACAACTACGCTCACAAAGAGACGTGGCAGTCTCGGGTAATTTACCCCAAGCCCTTCAAATTGGTGCAGTTCGGGATGTCCATCGTCCGCAAGGCCTTCGATGTAGAGTTTTTGTCCATCGAGAACGAGAGGGACGACAAGGCAGTGGAATTCTGGAAGAAGTTGATGGGGACCATGTTAGCCCGGAATTATGCCAATTTCCCCATCAATTTTGTGGACGCCACCGGCATGAGCCTGGCGGTGGGGCAGTCTATGGAGATGATCCCGGTGTGGCGACCGGGCAAGGGGCTGCGCTACATCTTGGTGGAACCCTGGAAGATTCACCGGGATCCGGACGCAGTTTCCCGGCAGCCGCAATCAGGGATGTATTGGATTCACCAGGAATACATGCCCTATCACCTCCTGAAAGAATGGGAGCGGGAGGGGCGTTTTGTCAATATCGGCGACTTCGGCCCGGCCGGGAGTTGGGGCCAAAGCCAAGATCCCAATCTTTCGGAAACAGAGATTGCCCGACGGAAGGCCATGGTGTGGAGCAAATCCTCCTACCAAAAGGCGGCGTTAACTTCGGAGTTTTGGGGCACGGTTTTGGACCGAAGGGGAGAGATGTTGCTACCCAACGCCTCTTTTACCACCGCGGGGGGTCGGGTTATCGGTCTTCCCAAGGCCAGTCCTTATCCCACCCTGAGGTGGCCAGGCATCGGTTTCAGCGCCCTGCCGCACCTTCTTAGATTTGATGGAAGGGGTCTGATCCAGGGGATCAAAAGCCTTTGGTATCTGATGTGCAACCTTATGAGCCTCCACGCCGACCACCTGAACTGGATGGTCAACCCGATGATAGAGGTCGATGTTCAGTCTTTAGTGGACCAAAGGGACGTTGATGTTTATCCCGGGAAAATCTGGCAGACCCATGGTTCAGCCCAGGGGCACCAGGTGGTGCGGGCAACCGATATTAAGTCCCAGGTAGGCGAGGCCATTGCTATTTTGAATTTTTACGACCAGAGACACCAGGACGGCGGCCTGATGGATTACTCCGCCATGGGTGCACCGGGTTATCGGGCCGAAGTGACGGCCCGGGAAGCCGCCCAGAACTTGGACCAGTCCATGACCATTGTGGGATCTATGGGGAAGAACCTAGAGGATGGAGCCCTGAATGCAATTTTGGCCGGGGCCGAGACGGTGGCCATCAACATCACTTACGAGGAATTGGCGATGTTGATGGGGCAGGAGGTGGCCGATCAGTACCGGGTGCCCGTCTCCGATGAGTTTCCTACCGGCCTCAACTTGCCGCAGTTGACTACCGGCAATTTCCGGGTCGCCGGGATTTCGGCCCTGATGAAGGACGCAGAGATTTGGCGGAATATTCGGGACGTGATCTTGCCCATGAGCGAAAATCCCCTCTTTCAGCCGTATCTCAAGCCATATTCAATCTGCCTTTCTACCGAAAAGCGCCTCCAACTGCAAAATGAAAATGTTTTTGTGGACCAGGATACGGCAGACCGGGTTGATGCGGCCCAGCAGAAGCAGCAGGAGTCCCTAATCCAGGCGCAGCAAGCGGCGGCGACGGCGGAGGCGGCCCTGGCCGAAATGAAGGCCCAATCGGAACAGGCCAAGGCTGAGATGAATTTGGCCAAGGCGAAAGAACACGAGGGCAAGGCGGCCCTGGCATTGGCAAAGGCTGAGGTCGAGGGAAGGCCTGAGCCGGGAACGGGTGCTACCGGGGTCGAGGATGAGTTTAAGCCAGACCTGACTCTGGCCCAGGCTGAACTTACCCAGCGTCAGGCAGATACAGAGGCGGCCAAGGTGCAATTAGTCCTCGCTCAAGCCCACCTGGCCTTGGCGCAAGCCAAAGCTGCGTTACGGCCCCCGCCCGCCCCGGCGTCTAATCCGGGAGGTGCCAAGTAATGGCACATCAACCCATGGGCGCCGGCGGGATAGACGTGGAAATCGGCACCGGGCAGCCCCGGGAAGTCAAGACCCTGGAACAACGCCAGAATGAGGCGGCCCTAAAGAAACAGCAGGCTACCGTAGAGGCCATCAACCTCATAGCGGATTTACGAGACAATCCCGGCTTGGTCTTGGTGGTGGAGGCCTTGAAAACCCGGCTGGTGGAATTGGCGGCGGCAGACCCCCAATGTCAGGCTTTCAAGAAAATCATCATTGGCTGGCGAAATAAGATAGACCCCGTCCCGGCGCTGGCGGATCAACTGGCCCGTCATGCTTTGGGACCGTTGGCTAATTTAATAAGGGAACCACAGGCCGCCTCGGAAGAGATTCCGGCCTGAGCAGTAAAATAAAATTGGGGTTCTTTCGGTCGTCGGCCAACGACTGAAGGACGCAAGAGCAAAGAAGACGGCAATCAGGTGCCTGATCACTTGATTGCCGTCTTTTTTGTTGCCCCGGCTGCGGCCCGCAAGGACTCCCGCAGCAGAAAGGGAGACACCGTGGCAGACAAAAAACCCGCAGAAGGCGAAATCGAAGAGGTTGGCTACTCTTCGGCTGACCTGATGGCAGGGCTTCCTCAACAGGTTTTTGATGGCGAGTCCATCGTGACCCGGGAGGCGGAAGCCGAACCAGGCCCCGAAGAAACCCCTCCGGAAACTCCACCGGCCGGGGATGAACCTCCGGAGCCGCCCAAACCCCCGGAGAAGAAATACAAATCGTGGGAAGAGGCGGAGGAAGGGGCCCGAGAGCACCAGCGTTTCGCCACGGAGAAAGCGGAAGAGGCCAAGCGGGACCGCGAGGCCCTGGAAGCAGCCGAACGCGAACGGGACGATCTCAAACAAAAGCTGGAGGCAGCGCCTCCGAAGCCGGTGGCCCCGGCCAAGTCTGCCGAGGAATTGGAGGCTGAACAGGAGGGCCGGATCGAGGCCGCCCTGGATGAGATCAACGAACTGGACGAGTTCGACCCGGAATACAAGAAAAAGGTGGCCCGATCCTGGCGCAAGGCTGGTCTCGGCGGAGCGGGACAACCCGCCATGCCGGATCCGAAGGCTTTGGACGAGATCATCGACCGCCGGGTGGAAGAGAAGTTAAAGACCCGAGAGGCAAAACCCGGGCCGAGCACTTTGGAACAGGCTTTCGACCTGGCGGCCAAAGTCGGCTTGGATATGGCTGACCCAGACTCGGTGGACTCCGTCCAATTTGAGCACATGAGGAAAAGGCTCCCGGAGGAATACGACACCAAACCCCTCCAGGAGCAAGTGGATTGGGTGGTGGCTGAGGTCCGGAAACGCACCGGCAAAGTGGTGCAAATGACGGACGCGGAGCGGGAAAAGGCTCTCAAGACCCAAAAGGCCAACGCCGTTCTGGAAAAGGGCAACAACCGTCCTCCTGCCCCCAAAAAACCCGATGACAGCGAACCCTACACCTCCGCCGGCATCTTGCGGGAAGTCCAGGAGGAACGGCGGATACGAGGATAGGAGGTTTAAAAGATGGATGCTCACACCTGGAATGAAATTGGGAAAACGGGAATTCTCGGCAACCACCAGTTGAGCAAAAAGCTCTACAAGGTGGTGCTGGGGGAATGCGTGGTTTTCCCTTTCACCAATGACCAGGGCATCGGCTTCAAGCGGAACGCCGGTGAAACGGTCAACCTGATGCACGTCAACGAACTGCCCGATCCGGATTCCGCCGAGACGGAAGAGGACGGCCAGATCCCCACCGACAAACTGACCTTCGGGAACCGGGCCATAACCCTCAAGGCTTATGGCCGGGGGGTGAAATTCACCGAACTGGCGGAAAACCTGTCGGTGTTCAAACCCAGCGATGTCCTGAAAGAGAAGCTGCAGGACCAGATGACCCGGGTGATGGATACCATGGCGGCGAACGCCTTTCAGGAAGCCGCCGCGGTGAAGGTCGTGTTCTCTCCCACCTCCCTGACCGGCGGGGTCTGGGCGACGAGCGGCACGCCGGGGGCCTTGGCTGTTGCCCCCCTGACCCTGGACCACTGCAAACTCATCTCTGCGTATATGCGGGACACCATCCACGTCCCCTTCTACACCAAGAACTACTACATCGGGCTCACCTGCAACAAAAACATCGAGTCCCTGACCGATGACCGGGGTCTGATCCAGTGGCACCAGTACCTCGGCAAAGGCGACCTCCTCTTCAACAACGAAATGGGGATGACCCACAAGATTCGTTGGATTGAGGTCAACCGCGCCGCCGCCTTCTCCAACGTGGCCGGCACCTCTTCGGTTTTCGGTGAAGGCGTGGTCTTCGGCAAGGAAGGGGTGGCCTACCTGGAAGCGGTGGCACCGCATCTGCGGATGAACCCCAACTTCCAGGGCAATTTCGGCACCGTACAGGCCATGGCCTGGTGGGGCGTCATCGCGTTCGGGGCGATCTGGAACCTGCCCGACGACGGTAAAGCCAAGATCATCCGGCTCGACAGCCTGTAAACCGCAAATCATGACGGGGGACGGCAAGGGCCGTCTCCCCCTCAGGAGGTAAGGCAGATGTTATACGGCGAAGGAATTAAAGAAATTGATGCGGCTATCGCAGATGCTGCCCTGGCTACCGCCATTGTTCTGGAAGCCGCGTTGAACACGGTGGTCTTGCTCAAAACCATGAATACCCCGGGTTTTGCGCGGGCCTTTGGGTTCCGTCCTACGGTGACCTTCAATTATGCCACTTTGACCGCCAAAGGGGTCCTGACCCTTTACCGTTATCCGGCGGGAGTGGCGGGAAACAAGGTGGCCTTGGGCACCATTAACCTGGAAGACGGTGACGTGGCGCTGAAGGAATATTTCAGAAAGGTCTCCAATACCCCGGCCTTGACGGTGCCCCCTTCGCAGCCGCCCGCCAACTACGAGGCAGGGGATGTGCTGGCGATCTGGGTCACCACGGCGGCTACGGGCGGGGGCGGCATTGCGGGCGATTACCAGCCCCTCATGTGGGTCTCTGACCGGGGCGAGAACATCCCCAACCAGGGGCAACTGGTGGACCGCACCCCGTAACGAACCTCAACGGGGGCTCCAGGCCTCCCTGGGGCCCTTTTTTGAAGGAGAAGGACTATGGCTGAAATCGCAATAACTGATGTGGTCACGACCATATCGTTACAGGATATGGACTATTCGCCTCAAGGCAGGGTGAAAAGTTTCCCGACCATCGCCTTTGGCAACGGGACTTTGAAATACGACACCTATGGCATCCCGGTTCCGGATTTCCGCAAGCTTGGGATGAAGAAGGTGGTCAAACGCCTTCGCATTGACCAACCTCCGGACGGTTATGATTATCGTTACGATCCGACCGTCAGGGCGACCAACCCCGTAGCCCCCTATGGGACCATTCGCATTTTTCAAAGCAACACCCAATCCACTCCGGGTTTGATGCCTCTGGTCGAACTCGGCAATGTGACTGTGCCCGCCACAGTCCTTAACCTGGAAGTAATCGGCCAGTAGGCCGGAAAGAGGAATTATGGGCCAACTCATTACCACCAAGCAATTCGGCACTCTGGAGGTGGAGCGGTCATTTCACGAGCCGCCCTACCATATCGCGCTATGCACCAACGGGGCCTACGTGCATATCTCCGGCCTACCGGTGAAGAACGAGGCGGAATTGCGCAAGGCTGTCCCGGTGGAATTCCTGGCAGATGCCCTGGATTGGTTCGAGCACCGCCATGAGAGGGAAGGGAACCCGCCTCTCAAGATTCTGATAGAGCCGGATGGCTCCTGTGTCTTCGAGGACGGGTCCCCCATCATCAACACCTCGCAGTTGACTCAGGCCTTGAAGCCGGGGCCGATGCTGGATGCGGCGTTGCTGTGGTTCACCAAGCGGCAAATCGCCCAGGAAAAGGCGGAGAAGCCCCAAACCAAGAAGGCCGGAGCCAAGCAGACGGCGAAGAAACCGGGGGCGAAAAAACAGCCGGCACGGAAGCCTCCGGCGCGGCCTGCGGCTCCGCCTCCCGCTCCGGAAGCGGCGGCGGTCACGGTGTAGGGCATGACCGAAGGCAAGGTGCGCATCTGCCCCAATCCGAATTGCCGGCTGGTGACGGACCCGGACCCGCGGATTTACAAGGACGCGGATATTAGGTGTCCCCGGTGTGGCACGCAATGGGGGCGGAAGCGCTCAGGGCAAGGAGGCGATGATGAGTAAAAGCATCCCTGAAGTTGATAAAGAATGGCGCCAACGCGTCTCTTTCGACTTCGGCGAGGGTGGCATGAAGCAGCCGGATGGTTTCGGGGACCTGTCGGTGGACGACGAGGTCACCGTGGTGGTCACCGGCAAGGTTTCCAGCATCCGGCAAGATGCGGACACCTCCAGCTTCTCTTTGCAGATGGAGAAGATCACCCTCAAGGTTCCCGGGAAGGGGAAATACACCACCAAAGAGCTCATGCGGGAAGTGCATGAGTCCAAGAAGCGATAAGTAGGGAAGGCCATGACTCTCCAGGAATTGGAAAACGAAATCTATCTGCATGTCAGGGATGACCATCTCAAGGTGAATTTCTTCAAAACCTGGATTAATGAGGCCATCCTGGTCATCGCGACGGAGAATCACCTACCTGCCCTGGAGCGTAGTGAGCCGTTCAATCTACCCGTGACCACCGCGGCCTGGCTTTACGACCTGCCGGAGGTCTATCTCAAGGGCCTTGTTAAGTGCCGCAACCAGGACTGGCAGCCCGTCACCATCCTGCGGGACCACAGTGATCTTGATACCAGGGACATTGACCATGACGAAACCGGAGAGGCGATTACCCATGTGGCCGTGAAGGACCGCAAGCTGGGAGTCTTTCCCAAAGCCAACGACACGGCCCGGCTCTGGTTCTGCGATAAACCCGAAGTGCTGGACATGCCAAACGACCCCGTGGTGTGCATCCCGCCGCAATTCCAGCGCCGGGTGATCATCCCCAAGGTCGTCATTATCGCCTTCCCGGTGATTATGGACATGGGCGTGGATATGCCTCACAGATCCCTGACGTACTGGCAGGGGGAATACTCTAATGGCCTTTACGGAAGCCCGAGGGGGGAGGTTGGTATGGTGCCTTGGCTGGTGGCGCAAAGAGGTGTCCGGCGACACGGCGGCCGCCAGCCGTTGCCTTAACGAGGGATAACATGGCGAAACAGTTGGTGGCCTACGGCTTCAACGGGATGTCCAACCTGAAGAAGTCGCCAGGCTACTTCTTGGATGACACCAAGCGGGCGACGCCCCAGGTAGTCTTGAATGCCGATGTCTTCGATGATGGCGTGGTGGCCCTTCGGGGATGCTATCGCAAACTCATCAACCTGCCGGGGGCTCATTCTCTATGGGGCGAATCGCCCAACCTGTGTGTCGCCACCGGGGCTGCCGGCTCTCCTTCCCTGTTCAGAGTGGAGGCGGCTTCGGCCCGGGAGCTCTGCCAGGTCTCCGGACCGGCCCGGGCCCGGATGGATTTCGTGGAAGTTGATGGCCACGTCTATGCCTCCAATGGTTATTGGCAGGGAGTCTATGACCTGGGCCAGGACCAGGTGCACGGGTGGGGCCTGCCCTTACCCCTGGCGCCGGACATTACCCAGGTCGAAGGCGACTTGCCGCCGGGCATCTACAAGCTCTGCTATACCAGGTTCGAGGCTCCGAACCGCTTGGGGGGAAACGGTCCCGTGGCCGAAATTTCCTGGGTCGGGGGAACCGCCGGTATCCGCCTCACAAACTTGCCGGGCGATGTCCTGGTCTGGATCACCCACCCCAATGGCACCGAGTTTTATCTGGCCCCGGTGGACCCGGGCGGTTACATCACCAATCCCCATTATTCGCAACCGCTTTCGACCTTCGGAGTGGAGCCACCGCCCCCCATGACCGCCCTGACGTTTGCCCATGGGCGCATTTGGGGGGCCTCCGGCAAGAAGGTCTGTTACAGCGATGAGTACCTGTACGAGAACTTCCGGGCCGGATCGTACTTCCCGGTCCTGGAGGACATCACCCTGATCGCCCCCGTCAATGAGGGCCTGTTCATCAGTTCTCTTGCCAATACCTGGTTTCTGAAGGGGACGACCCCGGCCAAGATGACCCTGGAGGACGTGGGCGGCGGCGCCATCCCCGGCACCCTGACCTGGACCATGATGGAAGGCGGGGCCTACGAGCCGAAACAGTCCCGCACCCTCTGTCCGGTATGGATGTCCCCGCAAGGCGCCATCATCGGTAAACATAACGGGCACCTCATCCATATCACGGAAAACCGGCTAAAGATAAATGCCATGAGCCGGGGAGCAGGGTTTCGCCGGCTCCTGCAGGGCGTCATCCAGCAAACGGTTATCTCCCTCTCTGGCTCCGCCAAGGGGGATTTTGATGCAGACCTCCACGACATTTTTGAACGTGGACGCATTTACATACCCGCCCCCCTGGAACACCAGGTTTACGGCGGCGTAATCATCGGTGGCGAAGGAGAGTACCTATGAGCCTTTATGTGCCAAACGAATCTGAAATCGAAATGATGCGGGCAATCCTCGCAATTCAGGCGTGGATTATGGGGCTTTACAAGAACGTGGTTTCCCCGGATGGATCCATGACCATGCTTCAGCTTGAGGAGATGCCCACCGGCGGGGGTAGGACCTACGCTCAGAAGGTTCTCACGCAGGATTTTGCCACCGCCCTGGCCGCCAACAAGTGGTATCTGTCCCTGAACGCGGCCGGCAAGGCCGAAGGCGCCTACCACAATACCTACCTGGAATGGGAGTTTGCCGCCGCGGACGTGGCTGACGGCAATACCGTTCGTGGCGTCTTCGCCTTCTGCTACGTCGTGCCCTTTGACGCCGGGCAATCGGAAGGCCCCATCAAGGTAGGGGACACCGTAACCGGCCACACCTCTGCCGCTACGGGCATCGTGACCGGCGTGGTGGTCACGTCCGGGGCCTGGGCCACCGACGACGCCGCCGGGTATCTGTTCATCAAAACCAAGACCGGCACTTTCCAGAACGACGAGGAAATATGGGTCGGCGGGGTGAAGTGGGCCGTCAGCAACACCGGTACCCTGTTCGCCGGGGACGCCCACAAGAAGCTGGTCTTTCTGGAGGAACTGCCGGAGGCCAAGCTAATCAACACCGCCGGGCAGAAGATTCGATGCAACGTGAAATGGTCATTGAGCACCCAATAAGCCATGACTCCGAGCGCCGCCAGCAAGAGTGACCTGGAGCATCGCCTGGACCACGAAAACTTCGGCGAGGTCTATCAGGTCCATTACAAAGAGGGGATTATCAAGGACTTCGGCTTGTCCTCCACCAATCCCCTGACGCTGGATGACACCTGCACCGTGGAGGTGGACGGCGGCGCTTACCCCGGGGTGCCTATCTTCTACCATTGCCGCCGGGGTTACTACGACGACCAGGTGGCCACCAAACGGGAGAGTGGTGCCCTGAATCACGGGGCCTGGGCTTTCCGGGCCGGACAGGCGGTCAAGGTGATGATGGACGGCGACGTGCCTTACGCCGTCATCGGCCATAATGAACCGCAGACCTACGGCCAGGACTCCAAGGCCCCCCGGAAGTGCCTGGATGTTTTTCGTATCCAATGGCACCGCGCCATCGGCGGGGGCCGGGTGCCCTACCAAAAGCCGATATCACCGATTGGCGAGACCCCGGGTTGGCTTAATTGGTTCATGTTCCAGACCACCTGGCACAGCATCTTCTACCGGGCCTCTATCCAGGAAGAAGTGACGGGCATAGATGACCCGTTTGTCGAGCCGGATGGTAACCCCATCGAACTTCCTCACCGGGCCAAGCACATCTTCGGGATGAGGGAGCAGCAGTACGGCACGGTGGTCTTCTACCTGGGGGACTGGCTCATCGTGGTGGGGCCGGCGGCTTATATCCTCAGCGTCTATGCGGTGGGGATGCCCGGGCCCATCACCGGGAGCGTCTGGGTCAACGCCGGCATCTGGACCCCGGAGCGAGAAGAAATCTGGTTGGAGAACGCCCGGCGAAAAGAGCAGGTCTATGGCACCGGGGGCGGGCACTTCGTCCCCATAAATACGGATTTGCTCACCGGCTACCCCTACGTGGACACCCATATTCAATCGAAGTTCACGAAAACCTTTATGGATCGGTTCAAGGGCATAGCCGCAGGCTATTCCCCTAAATGGATCCTCACCGAGTTCTGGACTTACGATTGGGACCGGGAAGCCACCGATCCCAACACCTTTAACACCCCGGCAGGATAAGGGCGATGCTGGAAGATCACAAAAAATGCCAGGACCAGGGACTTCATAATTACCATGAAGTCCTGAAGGTGCTGAAAGGGGCCGACGAAAAACTCTATGAGTTCGTGGCGCGGACCCTGCCTCACAAGCATTGGCACCGGATGGTCTATGCTCTCCAGTTCCAGAACCCGGAACTGCACGACAAGCTCCAGGAACTCATCGAGGGCATGAGGAAAGGCAAGAAAGCTGTTAAAGCCAGGCCCGAGAAACACATCCTGGAATATGCCTGGGAACTGGCCCAGGAAATTTCCAAGTCCTACCAATGCGAGGAAGGGGTTGTCGAGGAAGCCAAACCCAAGAGGACCGTGACCGTCTTCCTGAAGCTGCCGGAGAAGATTGTCGGCCTCCCCAAAGATTTGATGAAAATGTCCCACAATCTGGCCAAGGACCACGGGGGGCGCCGGAAATGGACCTTTGGGTTCGATAACCGCATGTTCGTCACGGACCTGGAGGACGCGGCCATCGAGGAGCTTCGGAAAAGCCCCCTGGTGGAGCGGGTAGAGGTTGAGCCGATGGCCCATATCCTCTCCAACGAGATCCCGGCCTATAACCCTTCCGGGGTCAACACCGATTGGGGGGTGACGAGGATTAATCCCGGGTTTGCCTGGGCTCAGGGCAATTTTGGGAAGTCCATGTCCGGCCGGCGCATGAAGGTGTGCGTCATCGACACCGGCATTAAGTCCTCTCACGAAGCCTTTTGGAAGGGTGGCGTCTGCGTTTTCAAAGGCGGCTACAACTTCGTGGGGGGGAACCCCAACCCCGAAGATGATCACGACCACGGCACCTACTGCTGCTCCATCGTGGCCGCTCAACATAACGCCATCGTGGGCAGTTACCGGGGCGTCGCCCCGGACATCGACCTCTATGCCTGCAAGGTTCTGGATTCCAAAGGATCGGGCTCTATGGCAAATATTGCCGCCGCGATTGATTGGGCCAGGACTTATGGCATGGACATCATCTCGATGTCCCTGGGGGGGCCCTCCGGGGGAACCTCTCTGCAACAAGCCTGTGATAGCGCCTGGTATGCGGGCCTCCTGGTGGTTGCGGCGGCGGGCAATGAAGGCCCCGGCGAAAACACCGTCCTTTACCCTGCCAAGTATGCGAGCGTCATGGCGGTGGCGGCGATGGATTATTTTGAGGGGATCGCTGATTTTTCCTCCCGGGGCCCGGAAACGGAGGTCTCTGCTCCTGGCCGCTACATCGCCGGGGCCTGGGCCGGTTTCACTTTCACCAATTATAAGATTGCAGGCTCCAACGACAAATATATGTGCGCCTCCGGCACCAGCGCCGCCTGTCCCCATGTGGCGGCGGGGGCTGCCTTGCTAAAAGCCTGGTATCCGTCCATGACCAACACCGAGATGCGCCAATGGATCCAGGAGCATTGTAGGGACCTGTAAGGGGAAAACGACATGGGCACTCCCAAATGGTGTGATGAAGGGGAAAACCGAGTTCTCAATATTCTCTTGGGGGATACCCCGGTGGATGGAGCCTATTACCTGGGCCTCTACAAAAACAGCGTAGAACCGGGAGAGGATGCCAAAGTCTCCGACCTTACCGAACCTTCCGGGTTCGGGTACGCCCGCAAGCCCCTGTCCCGGGGCACCACATACTGGACCATCACCGGGGATGAGGCGGTCTATGCCGAGCAAACCCTCCTGGCGCAAGGGGGGGATTGGGGGAACATTTACGGCTATTTCATCACGACAACCCTAACCGGCACCGGGGGGAAACTGATGGGTCTGGAACATCTGGGGTCCGCCTACTCGGTGTTGGATGGCAAAGGCATCAAAATAATTCCCAAACTTAAATGCTCATAAGGAGAAGGCGATGTTAGATCACATCTGGAATATCCTCGGTAACTTGGCCTGGGGGCTGGCTCTGGCTCCCTTCTTTCTCATGGCGAAGCTGTGCGATGAAGGTGAAGCTGAGATTGGGGACATCGCTCTGAAGCAGGCTTCCCAATACGCTAACCTGTATCTGGGCCTCTATACCGCTCCCACTTCGGAACCTGCGGAAGATGCTCAGTTAACTGGTTTAACTGAACCTTCGGGGGGCACCTATGCCCGCATCGCCTTGGCGTCCGCCGATTGGACCAAGGTGGGGAGTGTTTTCACCCACACCCAGAAGACCTTTAGCGCGGTGGGGGCCGCTTGGGGCAACTGCTACGGCTATTTCATCTGTACCGTGGTCTCCGGTACGGCGGGCAAACTGTGGGCCGTGGAACAATTCAGCGATGGTCCGTATAACGTCCCGGATGGTGGAGCGGTGAAGGTTACGGCCAAGATGACCCTCTCCTAAAAGGGGTAAAGCAGATGGCAAGAGAACTGATTGACGGCTTCGAGGGTGGCCTTACGCTGATGGCTACTAAAACGAGCGGCTGTACGCTTGTCTCAACTTCCGGATTAAACCTGAGTGGAGATTACTGCCTGGCAATATCAACCGGCATGGGCGAGAACATTAAATATACCATAGTTTCTGACGATGAGAAATACTTTGCTTTCAAATACCACACCGACACGGTAACTTATACGACTTATATGAATCACATTATGGCCCTTTACAAGGATGCCAACGCAATCTTTCAATTAAGGAGAAACGGCACCAGTTATAAATTGGAAGCCTACGTTGGGTCCACCCTGGTAGCCACAGGCAATACTCCCCTGGACTTTTCCACTACCCATTTGATTGAAGTAAGGGTAAAAGTGGCCGACTCCGGGGGCATCATCCAGGTAAAACTCAATGGCGTTTTGGATATTGACTACTCCGGTGACACCAAACCTGGAACTGACACGCAGTTCAATCTCCTTTATCTTGGTTCCGCTTATGGCAGCAGCTATGGGCATGGCTGGTATGACGACCTCGTAGTAGATGACGCTGCCTGGATTGGCGACACCAAGATCCAGGGCATTAAACCCACAGCGGCAGGGAACTCCGCCCAATGGACTCCTTCGGCGGGGTCCAATTTTCAATGTGTGGATGAAGTGCCGCCCGATGATGCCGATTATGTGGAGACCAATACGACCGGCCACCTGGACACCCACGGTTTCGGCGATCTGGTGGGCTCCATCCAAAACATCAAGTGCGTCCAGGTTCATGCCCGTGCCATGAAGGAAGGCGCACCTACTCCCCAAAACTTACAACTGGCGGTGCGCTCCGGGGCAACTGATTATTTTAGCGGCAATAAAGCAGTTCCGGCCGCGAGTCCCAAGGGGCTGCTCAACATCTGGGAAATCGACCCTGCTACTGCGGTGGCCTGGATTACGAGCGGAGTTAACGCCGCAGAGTTCGGCTATAAGGCTGTGGCTTAATTAGGGGGCGGAAGTGCCGACCCGGTTTTATTTACCAGAAGCCATTGATGCTCCTAACAGTCCTGCTTTTGCGGCTGATTGGGAGAGAACTACTGGTGCCCTGCGGCATTGGATGGGGCCGGTAAAGCAGAATACCGCCCTCACCACCACCCCCGGTCATACTGAGATTTCTTCCTCTCAGCCCTACGATTTTCTGGTGCGCCAGTATGTCAGCGACCCGCTTGTGGCCCAAACGATTTCGGGTTCGGGCACGGTCAAGGGGCAAATCAGGGTCTATGAAATTAACGCTCTCGCTGAATACTGCCGGGGCATCATCATTAAAGTGGTTTCCAATGATGGTCTTACGTTACGGGGCACCTTGCTCTCGCATTTCCCTTCGTCCCTGGAGTCGGAGTTCGCCACTTCCCTCACCAACCGCTTTTTCCCCAATTCTCAGTCTCTTTCTGAGGTTGTCGCCCAGGACGGAGACCGCATCGTCATTGAAATCGGGGTCCGTTCATTCAACACGATAACTTCGGCCTATAATGCCTACTTCCGTTTCGGAGATGCTGCCGCCTCTGACTTGCCAGAGGATGAGACCTCCACTAGTGATTACAACCCCTGGGTCGAATTTAGCCAAACTCTGGATTTCGAGGACCGGCTAAAGGTCTTCCAAAATATTGCTCAAGTAGAATACGATACCGCCCCCAAACTCAAAGTCAGCCAAAACATCGTCCAGGTAGAATATGAGGCCACCCCGCCAGGACAATTTGTATATGCGGGTGACATCACCGTTACGGTTGACCCCACGGCGGCGGGCTATGACCCGATTTACGCCAAGGTGGGCGATGTTACCGTCACCGTGGACCCCACGGCGGAAGGCTATTATTATCAGCCGCCCGGCGATTTCATCTATGTGGGGAATATCCCGGTTGCCGTAATCCCTTCTTCCACGACCTTTAATGTCCGGCATTATGTGGGCTATTTGACAGTCGTGGTTGACCCGACCGCCGAAGGGTACTCTTGTCCGGTGCGCCAATACGTCGGCAATATCCCCGTAACGGTCCTGCCGGAAGCCATTTATAAGGTCCCGGTCCCGGGTTGGGATTACGTAAGCGGCTACGGGTGCGTTGATTTTACCGACCTGGGGGACCCGCCGCCGTTCTGGTGTATTGATACCGATGGCCTCACCCTCGCCTTCGACAACACGGCGGCCAAGTTTGACCTTTACGCCGAATATGCGATGGAGACCGAAGGCGGCGTGGCCGTCGAAGGGGCCTTCGAGTTTGAAATCGTTGACCCCGGCATTTTCGTTTTCACTACCGCGGGCGGCGTGGCCATCGGCGGCAAACTCGACATCGAGACCCCCGAACCCTGGCTTATCGTCGTTGACGTGAAAGGCGGGGTTGCCATCGGTGGCAAGCTGGCCATCACGGTTTACGACCCCACCACGACCCTTATTACCGAGTTTACCACCAGTAAAGGCGTGGCCATCGGCGGGGCCCTGGATTTCTCCTTCGTGGAACCAGCAGACCTCATCACCACGATCTCCCTGTCCGGCGGCGTGGTGGTGGGGGAACGGCGTTACCCGCCCATTGAGATCATCACCCCCGACGCGGATGAAGTCTATTACGAGTTCACCACCGGCGGCAGCGTCTATGTTTCCGGGGCCCTGGAGTTCGACATTCCGGAGCCTGGGGCCTATGAGTGGACGGTGCGCCGGGGTGGGGTCAAGGTTGGCGGGGCCTGCACCTTCGGCTTCTGGTTGCCGCCGATTACCGAGTTCGACATCATGGGCGGCGTCCTGGTGGAAGGCACCACCGTTGAGGATGCAGAACTTTATGAGACCTGGGTCCTCACCGGCTTCAGCTTTTCGCCCTCCATGTATAGCGGGTTCAATTTTAATTCCTATGCCACCCGCAACGGCGAAGTCCTGGCCGCCAAAGACGACGGTATCTACGTCCTGGAGGGGGGCGACGACGATGGGCGGCCGGTCCATTCCGGCCTGCGCCTGGGCCCGGCTAATTTCGGGGTGGACAACCTCAAGGGGATACGGGCTATCTACCCGGGCGACGCCGGGGTCCCGGAAGCCCATGTGGTGGCGGAGACCAAGGGCCGGGAGGGCTATTTTAAGCTCCAGAGGGACCGTTTCAGCGTGAGCACCGACCTCCAGGACCGGCTGATGACCATAGAAATTTCGGACTTTGAGCGTCTAAGCCATTTTGAGATCATCCCGGTGGTCAGGGTGAAGCGATGAAAAAGCATGAAGGCTGTGAGGATTGGTTCTTTTGCGATGGTTATCAGACGGAAATGAAGCTCTGGCACTGTCTGGAGAACCAGTTAAGCGATTATTGCCTCCCCGGGTTTCCTTGCCATGAATGCCCGGCGGCGCTAACGATAAAACCAGCACCCCGCCGGGCTCCGGCCTTGCGGGTTAAATATCCGCCGGAGTTTGCCAACATGACCCCGGCGGTGCGGCGGTCAATATTGGCCGGCTCGGGAGAGATGAATGGGTAAGGAATATCCTGCCGACGAAGCCGCCAAGTGGGGCCAGGAGCTTGACGGCATCTCCCGGAAATACCAGGAGGAGGTGCGGGGCGCCCTCACGGAGGCGGCCGGCCGCGGCTTCCCCGCGCCTCCGGGGCCGGTGCTGGAACTGGTGGTGGCCACCGGGTTCCAGGCCAAGGCCAAGGCGACCGAGGCCAATGCCAAGGTTTATCAGGACTCCACCGAAAGGCGGCTCAAAGAGGAAGAGACCGACCAGAAGGTGGTCGTCGGTCTTGCCAAACTCGACCTGGAGCTTTTGAAGGCTGACTACGACAATGCCCATGAATTGGCGAAAGCCTACGCCGACATGACCCTGGACGAGAAGAAGGCCGCCATCCAGAAACTCCAATCAGACGTGGAGCGGCGCCAGGCTTACATCATCGAGGAAAAGGCCAATATCGAGCACGAGGTCAACTACTGGAAGAAGCTGGCCATCCAAGCCGAGGGGATCGCCCTGGACGCCGAGGTCCAGCTTATCCGGGAAAAGGTGAAGACCGCGGAAGAAAAGCTCAAGATCATCGTCTACCTCTATGAGGTCATCGCCGCCGAGCAGATTGTCATTATCGCCGAACAGCGCCGGGCTGAAACCATGAAGCTCGTTATCGAGAAGCTGAAGCAATTAACCGAAGTCAAGAAAACCATGATCCCCCTCTATGAGCAGAAGGCCAGCGCCCGCCTGTTGGATGCGGAGGCCGTCAAGGACGAGGCGGAGAACAAGAAGCAGATCGAGGAACTTGGCTACCGGCGCATCGAGTTGAAGCGGGAGCAGGAGGAAGCCGACCATCAAGTCCGCCTGGCCGAAGAAGATTATGAAGAGGCCCGGTTGGAGTACGTGCGGGCCGACCGGCTGACGGAGTTGACCCGGGCCGAGGCCAAGACCCTCTTGATGGAGTATGAGGCGGAAGTTAGAGAGAAGCTCATCCACATGAAAAAGGCCCTGGAGAAAGAGGAACGCCGTTTCAGAGTTGACCAGAAGGCTTTTTGGGAACGGTACGGCTGGAGTAATGAATTTGACTTCATGACGGTCCAACGGGCCATCTACCTGCTGGACTTCTATCGCCAGGTGCAGACCATGGTGGAGCTTGCCAAGGATAAGGCCGCCACCGTGGATACCGGCAAGTCGCAGGTCATCGTCCGGCATTCTGCGGCCCATGTAGATCAATACATCAGCAAGGGGACATAATGGATGCCACCGCTTTGAAGGAACGCACCATAGGCCGCAACACCGGTCTCTGGCAGAATTGGGACGTGGCCGGGATTGCCGTGGGGTTGGAGGGCCTGGAGAACCTGGTGAACCGGGTCAGCCGCGATATGGTGCGGATGCCCCTGGCCATCATCGATGGTGCGGCTCAATTCCAGGCGGAGCAACGGGATAAACTCCACCAAGTGGACCTGGAGGAAGTGGAGGGCCACCGCCTCATCGCCAAGGAGAAATACGAGACCCAACTGCAAGTCCTGGCCTACAAGGTGGCCGGGGAGGAAGTCCTGCTGGCGGCGAAACGCTATGACGTGGCCGTCCAGTCCTTCATCATGGCGGCCAAGGAGTTTGCCGCCGAAGTGGAGCGGGAGCAAATCGCCCTGCAACGGGACCGGGCCCAGATGGACATAACCAAGGAAGAAGCCCACCTGGAGGAGGTCAAGAGTAAGATTCAGCTTGAGTATGTGGAGCGGGCCCAGGTGGAGGTGGACATCGCCAAGGCCAAACTCCAGGTGGCCCAGGCCAACGTCCGGGCGGTTATGGCGGGTATAGAGGCCGAAGAAGCAGAACTGAAAGTGGTGCAGGCCGAATTGGAAGTTGCCATGATTCAGGCGGAGAAGGCCACCCTCATTGCCGACATCGCCCATATTTTTGCGGACATCGTGGTGCGGGGTCTGGCCAAAATCAAATTGGCGGTGGACACCGCCGAAATCGAGGCCGGGTTTGGCTTCATCCAACAAAAGTTGGATGACCTCCTGGCGATCTGGAGTGACAAAATCGCCATCGAAGAACTGCGGGCCTACTTTGAAGAACTGCTCCGCCAGGAAGTACCCAAGCAGACTGAGGCGGCAAAAGAGTTGGAAGATCTGAAGAAGACGCAGCAACGGGCCGAAACCGAGGTCTTTTTCTTTGAGAAGGATAAGGTGGACGGCGACAACACCATCCCGGAGATGAGGGCCGGAGGGCGTTCCCAGGCTGACCGCCAGGAGATTCACGATGCCCTGGAAGGCGTGGAGTTTAAGGGTTCCGGCCAGAGCATCACGGATTGCGCCTTAGAAAAACAGGACAATCTCTTTGACAAGAAAGTGGCGCTGGCGTGGCTCAAACAACACGGAGACGCCGAGAAGGAAGGCGTGGCTAAGTGGGCTGAACTACTGATCAACGCCGCTCATCGCAAAATCAGTAAATATCGGGAAATCTTTGAATACGAGAAGCGGGAGTTTTCTCAGAGGATCCACAAAGGCTTTTTTTATGTCAGCGCCCCGGGGGCGTCGGGCGGTGGGATTCCAACCTCCCAGGACCCCGTGGTGGATTTGATTGACCAGGACGTGGCCAAGGCGGAATGCCAGGCTCAGGGTTATGTGGACCCGGAGAATCTGTGATGTTCGATTTTGATAGCCTCTTTAAGATGCCCGACTTCTCCATGCCGGATTTTGCTTTGCCGGGCGAGGGGTTTTCGGACAAGGGGCTCTCCGCCCCTGAAGCTCCCTTGGGGCTGTCCGGGTTTACCAGGAGCCCACTTCTGGAGGGACTGACCAAAGAAACCAGGGAGCTTTTGAAGACCCAGGAGAAAATCAAGGCGGAGGCTTATTCGCCGGAAATTATGAAAATTCTGGAGGAAGAAAGGAAAGCCCTGGAGGAGGCCGGAGTAGATGTGTGGGAGGTACAAGACGCTCTGCAAAGGGACCTGATGGAACGGGCGGCGATTGAGGCGTCTTTAATCCATGAGACGTTGAATATTTACGCCATGATGGGTATCAAGGCCCCCTACCTGGAAGCCACGTGGTTCGCCTTCCGGGAAGACGGGATGGACGACATCTTGGAAAAGGCGGGCAACAGTCTGGACAAGTCCATGTTCGAGCGCCTGAATATCAGGCCGGTCATCGTCAGCGATGAGAGCGCCGAAGGGAAAGAACGCCTCTTCCTGGCCAGGTTTGAATTACCGAAATACGGGCAAACCCCTGTGTATGAGGAAGCCATTCTCCCCATGGCAAATTATAAGTGTCTGGGGTGGATAGATTTACTGGCTGGCTTCCAATACGGCTGTTGCGAGATGTTGATGGTGGTGGGGGAAGTTACCACCAGGACGGAAGAATTTCCCGCCCAGCCGGGGGAGAACGGGCCGGTGCCGCCGGTGCCGGATGATTTCTTTGATGAAAAATTTAAAGAAGACAAAATCGTCCATAATCACCTTTGGCTGGAATCAGAGAACGCTGAAGGCTTGGTGGAAGGGCTCTCCAGTGAACCGGTGCCGGAAGGCCCCCACTGGTTCTTCCGGGTCAACTGCATTGAAACGCAGAAATGGCCCTACCCAGGAGAGTTTGTCGGCTTGGGGAACCGTATCTTTCCCAATCTGCCGTGGACGCTGGCAACGCGGAGCCCCGAGTATCACCCGTTCCTCTTTAGCGGCAGTTACCTGGATACCGTCTTCATCACCAGCGCCGAGGTCATAGATACCGAGATCACGGCGGCGGGGTACTGCAAGGTCAAGGTGCGGTGGCGGGAAAAAGAGATATGGGCCTACCCCACCGATTTCGCTCAATACGAGGTGGGCGACCGGGTGACCATCTGTAAGGACGTAACGACCACGAAGACCTCCGAGCTATGGAAAGACCCTGATTTATGGTCTTTCGATGAAGAGATTTGGCGGGTGGCCCCGATAACGTACTACAACAAAGGACTTAGCTGGTAGGAGGGCAAGCCATGGGTTTGACTACGGACATCTACGACGACCTGGACGAGCGAAATTTAAGGCTGGCGACGGTGGACCGAGCGAACGCGGCCCGGACAGAAGCGCCTAGTCTAAGGCAGGCTCCCTCAAACCCCGGGGAGCGCAGTTTCGGTTTCCGGTCCGGGGCGGCCCCGGCGGGCGGGGTAGCAGCAACGCACTTTGCCGATGCGACGGAAGCCGGGAAGGAATTGGGAGCGCCTACTTCTTTCAACGCCGGCGCCGGGGCTCCGGCCCCCATCGGGGTGATCCGGGGGATGCGGCAGACCTTCGCCACGGACGCAGGAGGGGCACAACTGTCGGAGTTCGCCACGCCCTTGCGGGCGCAGCAAGCCTTCAACAAGAATCAGGGGGTGGGGGAGTTTGAGCCCGCACAAGGCCCCGCGCTTCGTCTATTAGCAGAACGTCGTCCCGATCTTCAAGCTCAGGCTAATCTTGTCACCGAAGCAGGGTTCCAAAAGACCCTGAATGAGCGGTTGCTGAAGGAGTATGGGGTGGAGGACAAGGAAAAGGGTTTGATCTTGCCGCCCGCTATCCAGAGGTTGACCCTGGGGCATCGGCCGCAGAGCAAAGAAGAGGTTGAAAGCATCCTGCAGCAGATCGCTCCGGAGGGCGGGAAGATTAAGGGGACCAATCTGTGGAACGACCCCAAGACCGGCATGGCCATGCGCCGGCAGCTTTTAGCCACGACTACCGATCCCGCGGAGCAGAAACGAATTAAGGAGGAAGTGGTCACGCCGGAAACCCTGGAATGGTTTGAGGGGCGGCGTACCGGGCGGCGTACCGGGCAGCCGGGGGCACCGGCCGCAGCAACACCTCCACCCGTGGCGACGCCGGAGGTTACGGGTTCGGCGGTCAGTGGATTGGGTCGCCTACCGTCGTTAAGGGAACTTGGCGTGACACTGAGCCGTCAGTTCGTAGAAGAGGAAGAAGAAAATCCGCGTCTGCGGACACCGTAGGGGAGATCAATGCCTTTCCTGGATGAAGAAAAAGAGCAGGGTTTAACGAGTCTAAGATCGGCTACTCCGTCAGCGGCTACCCCGCCGGTAGAGGCCGCTAAACTGCCTCCCGGCTGGTGGGATACCCCTGCCGAACCCGCGTCTGCCGAATCTGACCGCTCCAAATTCATGTCGGAAAGCGATTTTGACTATGCGGCGGGGCGGGCGGAACACCTGGCACGGAAGAAGGAAGCCGAGGCGGTGGAGGTGGAGCGCAGCCTGCCCGGGGAGATCGGGGCTTCCGTGGTCCGGGGGGCCATAGGGCTCGCCAAGCTGCCGGTGCAGGTGGCCAAGATCGTCGGCTCCGACGTGCTGGGGAGTGAGACGGTGAAGCGGGCCACGGTGCCTATCATTGAGAGCCTGGAAGAAACGGCTGAGTCCCCGGAGTGGAAACCCTCCAAGGCGGCCGGCGGCAAACCCATCGACCTGGACCGGATCATTTCCAACCCCGGGGAGGTTATCGGCCAGATCACCTCTCAGGCCACTAACCCCCGATTCTGGGCGGCGCAGTTGCCGGAAGGGGCCATATCCATGATCCCGACCATCGTGGGCGCCTGGGCACCCCGGGCGGTGGCTTACGCCGGGAAATTGGGCACGGCCTTAGAAGCGGCCAAGGTCGCAGGTGATACCGCCAAGATCGCTGAGATTGGGAAGAAACTTAACCGCCTGAGCACCATCGGCATGTACGGCATGTCTATGGCGATGGAGGCGAGCCAGGCGGAAGAAAAGGTTCGGGAGTACGAAAACAAGAACCCGGATAAACCTATCCCCTGGGCTAACCGGGTGCTCTCCATCCTGGGGACCGGCGTAGTGGCCGGTGGCTTGGAGGCCATGTCTTTTGGCCGGGTGTTCATGGGGAAATATGGGGGTGAAATAAGTCTCCCGGAGATGGTCAAGCAGGTCTTCGCCGGGAAAGAGGGCGGCTTGATCGTCCGCAAGATCATCGACAGCGTAGCCACGGAGGGAGTGACGGAAGGGGCGCAGTCGCTCGTAGAGAATGCCGCAGCCCGGTTAGGGTTTGACCCGGACCAGAAACTCACCGAAGGGATTGTGGAAAGCGTCCTCATCGGCGCCGCCCTGGGGGGCATTGGTGGAACCTTCGCCGGCCTCAACGTGCGCCACAAGGCCGTAAAGGAAGTGGCCGTCCGAGTTCAGGAGGCGAAGCGGCTGGCGGAAGAGGAATACCAGGGCACCATGCAGGCAGCCGAAGAAGGGGCAGCCCGGGGTGCAGTTGTCCGACAGATGCGGCCACCTGAAGAGGTGGAGGTGCCTTCGCCCTACACCACCAGAGACTTGCGAGGCCAGCCGCGGGTTGAAGAAATCCCCCCGGGTGAGACACCTCTGGTGGATGAAATGGGGCGTCCGGTCCGGCCTACAGAGGAAGACGTAAGGCTTCGTGAGATATTGGCGAAGCCTGCCTGGGAACGCACCGCCGACGAAAAGCTCTGGGCTGACCGCCACCAGAAAGACCTTGAGGCCCTGGGAGAAACCATCGCCGGCGCTGAGGAACCCCCTGCCCCCAAAAGGCTGATAGTCCCGCCCGCATTTGGTGGTCCCAGACCGACTACGCCTATGGGGGTCGCCGGCGCTGAGGTAATGGAGGCGGGCAGGCCGAAACCGAGTGTCCCCAGTCTGGGTGAGCGGGTCAGCCAGTTGGTTACCGCAGTGGAAGAGACAGGGGATCCGAACGCCGCCCAAGAATTGAACCAGCTTCTCATCGCCAACCAAAAGGGTATTGGGGACCTCTTCCGGGTGCCGGAGAGAGAGATTCCCGGCCTGGAACCCATTGCCAAGCGGCTTGAAACTCTTATCCGCCAGGTAGAGGAAACCGGCGACTCCCAAGCCGCCCGGGACTTGCACGGTCTCCTGGCCGCCAACCGGGAAGTCTTGAGCGGAGTTACCCGCCGGGAGATTGCCGGGAGAAGCGGATTACCCCAGGCCCCCATGGGAATCACCTGGGCGGAAGTGGCAGAGGCGGCTACCAAGAAACCTACACCGGCCCCGGAAGCGACGGCAGTCCCACCTCCTGGTGTTCCCCCTTCGCCGGAGACCTCTGCCGCCGCTTCGGGACCGACCACCGCGGACACGATCTTTCGGCCTGGGGGCAAGCTGGTTCTCGATGACGGAACCATCGTTACCATATCGGGGCCGAAACCTCCCCCGGGCGGCCCCCCTTCGGCTCCCCCGCCCAAGGGCCCCACGGTCATAGGCTCAGGCACCAAAGTCACCCTCGCGGACGGGTCCGTTGTTACCGTCAAAGAGGAACAAGCTCCTTATGGCGGCCAGGCTTTTGAGGTGGTGGACGCTGATGGCAACGTGCACCGCATCGACATTTCTCGGGTCCGGGGTTACCTCGACGAGGGCGGCCAGGAGGCTCAACTACCAGAAACCCTCCGACCGAAACCTGCGGCTCCACCGACCGTTTCCGCCCCGAAGCCTACCAAATTGCCTCCGGGGATTGCCCCCAGACCTACCCCTCAGGGCGAGGCCTGGGCCCCGCAGCCGGAGCGGTTTGTTAAGGGCGAAACAGCTTCGGTTAATCAGCCGGGCTTGTCGCATCATCCCAACTTTCCCCGGGAGCTTATCAATCTGAACCCGGAGCTCTGGCAGCACAAGTTCGGGGCGAAGAAAAAAACTGGTGGTGGGCTGGCCCTGACAGACATCACCAAGAGAGGGCAATGGTCAGCGGCCAGCGCCGGGGACATCTCCTTGTACCGCTACCCGGACGGGCGGGTCGAACTCATTGACGGCCACCAGCGTCTGGAAGCCGGGGACCGGGTGGGGTTGGAACTACACAAGGTCCAGGTTTTCGACTCTGACTACTACTCCATCCCCCAGGCCCAAGTGGAGGCGGCTCTGGCCAATATCCGGGCGGGCACCGGGACCACGGTTGATTCGGCCAAGGCTATTCGGAACTTGGGGTTGACCCCGGAGGAACTGCGTGAGCGTGGGGTGTCCATGACCCCGGGCCACTCCCGGCAGGCGGTGGAACTGGCAGCCCTGAGTGATCCTATCTTCACCGCGGTAGCAATGGGGCAGTTCCCGGCGAAGAAGGCGGCGGTTATCGGGCGTGAATTGCCCGACCCGAAAGACCATCCGGTCCAGGAAGCGGTGTACCGCATGGCGAAAGCCCGGGAAGAATCCAGGCCCATCTCTGAAGCAAAACTTCTGGAGATGGTGCGGGAGGCGGTGGCCTCTGAGACTATCCCCACTAAGCAGATTACCCTCTTCGGCGAGGAAGAGCTGCAAAGGAATCTCCTGGAAGAGACCGCCGACCTGAAGGCTTATACCAAGGACAAGCTGCGCAAGGATAAGCGGCTTTTCGGCCTGGTTAGCAAGGAGGCTGGGACCCTGACCGAGGCCGGCAACATCCTGGACCTCGACACCAACGAGATGATCAGCCAGCAGGCGGCGGCCAACCTGGCCTTTTTCGATAAGGCTGCAAAGTTAAGCGGATCGGCCACCAATACCCTCTTGCGGGAATATGCTGGACAACTGCGTGATGTTTCAGTAAAATCGGAAATCAGGAAGGCATTTTATGAGAATCTCCCCGAAGCCCTCAAAAAAGATCGGGAAAGTACCTTTGGACCTGGCGCAGGCGTTGGAGGACAAGTTCGCGGAGGAGAACCCGCACCTCCGGCCCAAGGGCCCGCACCAACTCAAACCGAAGGCGGTCCCGGCACCGAAGAAGTAACCCCCGACTTCGACCTCACCGGCGGCCAGCCCAGGGCCTCCACCCTCGAAGCTCGCCTTAACGAACTCCAAGACGAATACCCCGACATCGACCGGGAACGGGCTGCTACCGTTCTCCGGGCTTTCCCCAAGGCTGAAAATTTCCAGATTGCGGCCATGAGCGCCGACCAGGAGATGTTTGACCAGGTGGCCAGGGGGAACCTGTCCGCCGAGGAACAGCGCCAGCTTTTGGAGAAGGCCGCGGTCCAGGGGCAGCAGGGAACCCTGCCGGGGCTGGGAGGGATGCCCGGGGACCTGTTCGACCAGGAGCCGGTGCCGGTGCCGGTGCCCAAACCCAAGCCCCCTTCCAACCTGCCTCCGGGAATTGCGCCCAGGCCCGCCAAGATCGACACGGTGGAACTGGCCAAGATGTTCTACACTTCCGACCTGCGCGGCAACATCAGCCTCGGTAACTTGATGGAGCAGGTTCAGAAACGCCACAACATTCCTCCTGAGTGGCTTCAAATGCCATCTTACCGCAAGCAGATCGAGGAAGCTCTAGAACTGGCCTTGGTCTATGCCAACCGGAGCACCGTGGCCGGGGATACCCAAGGAGACGTGGCCGGAACCCTTCGCAAGCTGATCGACCTCTATAACCGGCAGCCGGCCCTCACCTCCCGGACCTCCACCACCATCAGGAACCAGGCTTATTCCACCCCGGCGCCCCTGGCCTACCTGATGGATAAGGTTACAGGGATCACCAAGGATTCTTGGGTTTACGAGCCCACCGCCGGCAACGGCATGCTCCTGATCGGCGCCAACCCGAAACAGACCTTGGCGAATGAGATCGACCCACTTCGGGCTGACCATCTGCGGTCTCAGGGGTTCGACGTGGTTTCCCAAGACGCTCAGAGCTTGGTAGGTAAGAAGGGCGGTCCGCAAGAAAACTCGGTGGACGTAGTGATCGCCAATCCGCCTTTCGGCAGCCTGGATACCCCGGTAGATTTTGACGGTTACAAGGTTTCCAAGCTGGAACATCTGATCACCCTGGATGCTCTCAAGGCCATGGACGACGACGGGCGGGCCGCCTTCATTGTCGGCGGCCATTCTTTCGCAAATCCTCTGGGCGGCATCATGGGTAAGCTCACCAACGCTGACCGGGTTTTCTTCAACTACCTCTACTCCCACTACAACGTCACTCACCATATCAACATCGACGGCAAGGTGTACGAGCGCATGGGCACCAAGTTCCCCATTCGCCTTATCACCATCGAAGGCCGCAAGGTTCAGCCCGACAAGGCGGCGGCACCCTACAAAATCGACCAGATAGAGGTTGCCAAAACTTTTGAGGATGTTTATAAGTTATTAAAAGGAGACATAGATGCCCGCGCAGAAGGTATTGTGGCTCCCGGACTTTCTCAAGGACAGCCGGCCGGCCCGGGTCGGCCTGGGGGTGTTTCTCCTGCCCCAGGTGGCGAAGAGGGGGCCGGAGGCGTGGGAGTACCTGGAGGTCTGGAAGGAGAAGGTCCGAGACCTGGTGAAGAAGGTGGCGAACCGGGAGGGGGACGAGGAAGTGTGCCGGGCCTTGGACAGCCTGGGGCCCCACGTTGCGGACCAGTATCTCCCGGGGGACGAGAACCAGGACGAGTTGATAGACATGATCAGGCAGGCGCCGGAGGTGTCGCTGGAGCACATCCTGGAGTATCTCCGCAACCCGAGCCCGGAGAACAAGCTGGACCTGTTAAACCACTATCCCCAGAACCCGGGGGAAGATCATCTCAGCCCGCAACAAGAGCTACAGGAGGAACAGAAAGACCTCAATCTGGACGAGTTCCTCCTAAGTCTATAGGTTCCGGCACTCAGATCACTCTTCCTGACGGGACCACCGTCACTATCAAGGAAGAGCAGGCCCCCTACAAACAAGGACAAGCCCCCTACGGCGAACAGACCGTCGAAGTTGTGGATGCCGACGGCAACGTGCGCCGAATCCCCATCTCCCAAATCCAGGGCGTCGTTGACGAGAGCGGTAAAGAAGTCAAGCTCTCCGATGAGGACCGCCAGGGCCTCAAGGTTTTCCAGAAGAACCAATGGGTTGAAACCAACGACGGCGCCACCGGCCAGATCACCAAGGTGCGCGGTTGGGGCGACAAGATGGTGCTCACCGTCCAGTGGTCAGAAGGGGCGATCACCGTCAACCCCGCGGACGTGAAAAACATCCTGGAAGGACCGCCTGCGGCCAAAGAAGAAAAGGCCCCGATCCCTGAATCCAAACTAGCCGAAGAAACCAGCCTCCAGGTGCCTTACAAGCCCACTTCCAAGGGACAGGCCATGAACACCGTGGCCCCCCGGTACATGGCCGAAGCCGTCGGCAATTACCTGGAAAAATTACAGGAAGAGGTTGGCGACCTGGACGAGTTTGTGCGGAGCCGCCTGGGTTACAAAACCAAGGGCGAAATGTTCGGGGTCTTGGGGGCCGAACAGGTCGAGGGCGTGGCTTTGGCTATCGACGCCATCGAACGGGGCACCGGCGGCTTCGTGATCGGCCATCAGACGGGCGTGGGCAAGGGCCGCATGGTAGCGGCCATCATGCGTTACGCCAAGAACCAGGGCTTGACCCCTATCTTCTTGACGGAAAACGACGGCCTGTTTTCGGCCATGTACCGGGATATGAAGGACATTAAGGCAGACCTCAATCCTCTCATCGTGGCCAGCAACCCGGATCGGGCCCGCATCGTGGACAATTCCGGTAATGTGCTCCGGAATCTGGACCTTAACGCCATCAGAGAGGCGGTTAGGAATCGCCGTTTGCCGGCTGGCCATGATGCCGTTTTTACCACCTATTATCAGATGAATAGCCGGACCATGACCGGCAAGATGGAACTGTTAAGGGCTTTGGCGCCTCAGTCCATCTTGATCCTGGACGAGTCCCACAAGGGGGCCGGAGACAAAAGCCAGACCGGGGCTTTTCTCCGGGCCCACATGACGGACCAAGCGCGGGGGGTGATCTATTCTTCGGCCACCTACGCCAAACGGCCCGACACCATGGCCCTGTACCATCGCACCGAGTTGGGCAACCTCAACGTGGACATCGACACCGTCATTGCTAACTTGGTGATGGGCGGGGTCCCCCTCCAAGAATGGATCGCCCACCAATGGGCCCAAAGCGGCCAGATGATCCGCAACGAGCTTTCCTTCTCCGGCATCGACATCCCGGTGGAGGTGGACACGGAGAATATTACCCGGGACCGGCAACGGTCGGATGATCTGACCCAAGGGTTGCGGGAAATTCTTCGGTTTTCCAAAGCCTTTAGCGAATGGGTAGCGGACCTAAACGATAATTTCCAAGAGGAAGGCGAGCAAGTGGAGCCGGGTTTTCGGGGTGGGATCTCGAACACCAATTTTGCCTCGGTGATGCACAACAAGATTTCCCAGCTTCTCTTCTGCCTGCGGACGGATGCTACCATCAAGGAGGCCTTGGCAGCCCTCAAGCAGGGCAAGAAGGTGACCATCGGCTGCTACAACACCATGGAAGCCTTCGTGAAGGATATGCTGGAGGCGGGCACCATTAAGGTGGGCGATGAGCTTAATATGAATTTCGCCCAGGTGATACGGAAGGCGGCGGATAGCGTCTTGGTTTATAGAATCGACCATGGCCGGGGGGCTCCGCCGGAGAAGGTGATCGTAAGACCTGAAGATATGCCCCCCCACCTCCAAACCATGTGGCGCAACCTGACAAATCTCCTTGAAGGCACCACGACGGACGTGCCAGCCATGCCCATCGACTACATCGCCAAGGCCCTCATTAAGGAAGGGTTCAAGGTGGGTGAGATTACCGGCCGTGAGCATGTTCTGGATTGGGAGCAGGAAGGTAACATTCTCAGGAAGCGTGGCACCAAGGAGAAATCTGACAAGAATACCCCGGTCAACAAATTCAATTCTGGGGAGTATGACGCCCTCATCATCAACAGTTCCGGGAGCACCGGGATCTCCCTTCATGCCGGCGAGAAATTCCAGGACCAGCGCCCCCGGCATATGATTCTGACCCAGATGAGCAACGAGATCAACGAGGCGGTGCAGCTCCTGGGGCGTATTCACCGCACCGGACAGGTCAACCTACCCAGCTACATGATCAAAATTAGCTCCCTCCCGGGGGAGAAGCGCCCCCTGGCCATCCTCCAAAAGAAATTGGCCTCTTTGTTCGCCAACGTCTCCGCCAAGGGGGAGTCCGCCTACTCTTTGGATGTGAATGACATCATCAATCAATACGGCGACCAGGTGATCGCCGAGATGTTCGCCGACGATCCCAGCCTGAATGACCGTTTAAGTGGGGTGCTGGATAACGTCATTGATGATGACTTTATCAAGGCCGACAAAGACGGCCGCATTCACCAAATCCTTACCCAATATGCGGAGACCGGCAAGCTCACCAAGCGGGTCACCGGCTGGACCTCCTTGCAGCCGGTCTCGGTGCAGGAAGAAGTGTGGGCAGCCATCGACGCCAAGTATGAAGACCTGGTGGAGCACCTGAAGCAGATTGGCGAGTATAACCTGGAGAGCGAACACCTGGATCTTCAGACCAAGACCCTGAGTAAATCCGTGTTGGTGGCTGGCAGCACCCAGGGGAAGAGTGAGCTTTCCAGTCCTACCTATTTCGAGACGGTTGAAGCCAAGGTCCAGAAAAAGCCCATGACCATGGCGGAAATCGAAAAGCGGATGCACGCCAACCTCAAGGGCAGGCAGCCTCAAGACCTGGCCGATGAGATAAAAACGAAGATTCAGCAAGATTTTGAACCTTGGCTCACAGAAAAAATTGCCCTGATGAGGGGGGCGGGAACCTCGCAGGACACGATAAACCGATTCGAGCAGGGGGCCAGGGGGGCTCTGAGCTACACCTTGCGCCACCTGGATGAGTACCAAATCGGTACGGCGATCAAATACGAGTTGCAGGCCATGGTCGGCGTAATCTACGACCTCAAGTATAAACCAATCACAGGGAGCAACCCAGCCACCCCCGGCAACATCAAAATCAGCATGGCGGTGGACTCCACCATGCGGATTTTCAAGACCTCCATGGCCGGGATAAGCACGGGCACCACCAGATATAAAATGTCAGCCTTGGATGGGTGGGGGGAGGGTTCTCCACAATCCCCTAGCTGGGACGAGAAACTACCTGACCAGACCTACGAGACCCGCTACCTGGTGACTGGCAACCTCCTGGGAAACCCCATCGACGCCGGCCAGATGACTTTCTTCACCCGGGACGACGGCAAACTGGCTACCGGCTTCCTGATGCCTCTCAATTTCGATTTGTCCAAGCACCCGGAACTGCAAAGGGTGATGTTAAGCCAGTCGCAGGCGGAAACCCTGTTGAAGCGTGAAGGGTGGATGTCTGATTCCTCTTATGAAGTCATCATGCGGAAAATGGGTTTGGGTTATAGCCTGGAAGTTCCAACCTCGAAAGCCAAAGGGGGCAAATATTTTCTAAACAAGGAGCTTTTGGCCCTCGTCAGGAACGGAGAATTTTACCGGTCCCGGGGCCGGATGGTTGGCGACATTCAAAGTCGGGAAGATGCCTTGGCCGCTGTTGGCCTCCTCTACAAACTCGGCGTGGTTTTCTCCACTGACCGGGCCACCGCCGACAATATTTTCGGTAGTAGCCTTGGCGGGGCCCCGGGGGTTGCAGAAAAAACCGTCCCCTATACCCAACTGACCGCCGAACATCACGCTGAAGAGGTGAAACTGGCCTATGGCTCCGAGAAAGCAGCAAACCAGGTCGTCCAGGAAACCGCCCGGCAGATCGAAAAAGTCCACCGAAACCTCCAGGGAATACCCAGCCCAGGAGTGCCAGGGGTTTTGGCCCGGTATCGCTCCCGCATCGCTCAAGAGTATTCTAAGCAGGGATGGATTGATCTGTCTGGACGCCAACTCGAATCCGGTAGAGAGGCCCAGCAAATAGCCGAGCTTTTCCAGGTTTTTCGTAACCCCAAGATGGAGATTCTACACGCTATTTATACAAAGAATGGGGAGATCGTGGCCCACAATGCCATCACTTCCGGTCAAATCAATTCCGTGCGACCGAAGAATATTGCTCAGCACCTCTTCCGGTTACAAGAAACCGCGAAACGCCTGGGGGCCGACAAAGTTCACATCCTGCACAACCACCCAAGCGGCAACCCCGATATGAGCCTGGCCGACCGTTCCATGGCCAGGGTGCTACGAGATGGATTTACGTCTTTGAATGAAGCCCAAGGCGAGACAACCGGGGTAGTAGGGAAAACTGGCGAGGGTCAGGAAATCGAGGGCCTGGGTAATCTCATGGGCGAGTTCATAGTCATCGACCATGGAAAATTCAGCTATCTCTATGAGTATCCCGGCCAGGGGCGCCACATTAATTACGGTAATTATAAGGTGTCGCCGGAGCTTCGACAGGCCCATGCCAAGGGGATGATAATAAAAAATGCAAGTGACCTGGCAGCTTTTATTAGCACCATAAAATATGACCCAAACAAGGTGGTCCTGATCCATTTGACTTCGGCCAACGAGGTCAACGGGTGGAGCGTCCATAATAAGACCATTTTGGATAAACCGGTAAAGCAAGTAAAGCAGAGCCTCAAGCAAGAAATGAAGGCTTTTAACGCTAATCGCACGGTGATCGTCACCGAAGACATGGCTGTGGTCAACAAGATGCTCTCCCAGGAGATCGAAACAGGGGCGCAGGATAACATCAATCTGACTTCGATGGTGTTGGACGTTATCAATGCACGTGGGGAAAACCTCCGGGGATCGGCTGAATTCTTGTGGCAGTTGTCAGGGCGCCAGGCCGGGAAAGAGGCCCGGGCGATGTGGGAACCTCAGGCGTCTTATAGCCCCGCCGAGGCCGAAAATGTCTTGACCGACTACGACCGGAAGATGTTGGCCCCGGAGGGGAAACGCACCATCTGGGAGAAAATCAAGGCGGTCAAGACCGGGGAAGGCACCAAGGGGTTCTTGGAGAAATTCTATACCGAGGTGGTGGACCGTTACGCTCCCATGGAACGGGCCGAAGAAAAACTCAAGAAGGCGGGGATCATTGTGGGCCCAGGCCAGAGCGTCACCAACGCCTTGTCTTACATGAGAGGCCAGGAGGGGCGGGTCCGGCAGGCCCTATCCGGAGACCACGTCTATCAGAACGTCATGGAGCCGGACGAAAACGGCCGGATGGTCTTTACCGGCGAGATCGAGGACGTGGGGGCCAGCCTGGATAAGCGCCTGGAGCCCATCAAGAAGCTGGCGGCCAAGCGGGGGGAAGAAGTCCCCAAGGTGATGCACGACCTCTTCAACCGCCTGATGGTGGCCCAACGGGATCTGGAACTGGCTGGAGAAACCGGCTCCCGGGCCCCGGGGGAGATCAAGGGCACCCGACCGGAAGATAGCCGGGCGGCCCTGGACGCCCTCAAGTCCATCTATGGGGATGACTTCAAAACTTTGGAAGATGCGGCCCGGAGCGTCCGGGAATGGGGCGACCAGACCATCTTGCAACCTCTCCTGCAGGTGGGGTTCATCGACCAGGCCCGTTATGATGAGATCAAAGCCAAAAATGAATTCTACATCCCCTTCAAGCGTCTGATGGAGGACATCGACGACTACATCAACGCCAACGCCGCGGCCCTAGGAGTCAAGGGCCGGGTGATCCAGAAAATCAAGGGTTCCGAGAGGGCCATCCTGGATCCGTTGCAGATGTGGATTGAACTGGCTTACAAGGCCAACTACGCCTTCGCCCGGAATTATGTGGTGCAGAACATCGCGGTGCTGGGCGAGTACGGGGATCCCGACATCAAAGAGGTGCCGGCCAAGTACCTGCCGGTTGATTTTGCCCAGAAGCAGGAGATTGATGCGGTGCTGCGACCCCAACTGGTCAAGCTCGCCAAGGCCCTGGGTATCGACGTTAAGGTCATGGGCACGATGCGCAGCCGGCGCCTGGGACAGTTCAAGAAATGGCTCAGCCAGGAGGTTCAGTCTGGCGGAATAACTTCGGAGGTGGCGAAAGAGATCCAGGTGAGGTTTGCCACCTTCGAGGCGACCCTGGCGCATGAGGTGGGCCATGGGATCGACGACGCTTACGGCCTGGTGAAGCTGCTCATCGAGCAAGGCACCCCGGAGATGAAGCGGGAACTGCGCCGCATTGCCGACCAACGGGCCGACAACCCTTCCAGTTCCTATAAGCGGTATATCCGCAAAAAAGAGGAACAGGTGGCGGAGTTTGTGAGCCGCTACATCATCGACAAGAGGTCGGTGGAGCGCCTGGCTCCCAACGCCCTGGCGAAGTTTGAGGGTTATCTGCGGCAAAACGACAAGCTGAGGCCCCTCCTGACCTTCAAACTTTCTCACCAGGCCGGGATGTTGGAGGCGATGAATCGGGTCTGGGCCCGGTCCCCCCTCCCCCCGGAACCTGGGACCATTCCGTACTACCGGGACGGCAAGCAGTTGTGGCTCAAGGTGCCCCCGGACATTTTCCAGGCGACCCAGAGCATGATGCCGTCTGAGATCGGGATTCTGCTGAAGGTGGCCAAGGCGCCGGCTGACCTGTTGCGGGCTGGCGCGATAATGACCCCGGAATTCGCCCTGGCTCGAAACCCTGCCCGAGACATCATTCAGGCCTATCTTTTCAGCCGCTTCGGATTCAACCCCCTCAAGTGGTTCAGGGACGCTTACGGTTTGGTGGCCAAGGATGAAGACACCTTGAGGTATCGCCGGGAGTGGGAGGCCGGCGGTGGTCCTCTGGCGACGTTGGCTCAGTCTATGGTGGATCCGGAACAGATCACCAGCGAGACCATCATGGGGAAGAAAAAGGGCATGGTTTACCACGCACACCCGCTTGCGGCCCTGCGCCATGCCTCTGCCTACTTGGAGAATATGACCCGCTTCAGTATCTACAAGCAGGCCCGTGAAAAGGGCTTGAGCCACGCCGAAGCGATTCACGAAGCCCGACGCACCACCTTGGATTTTGCTCGACACGGAGGTCATCCGGTAATTCGTTACCTCAACATGATCATCCCCTTCTGGAACGCTTCCATCCAGGGGGCAGACAAATTAATCACCGAGCTTTCCGGTCCCAACAAGTGGGCGGTGATGCGCCGGATGTCCCTGCTCACCACAGCCTCCATCCTTTTATGGACCCTGGCCCACCAGGACGACCGCTACAAGGAACTGGAGGATTGGGAGAAGAATTATTTTTGGCACATCCCCCTGGGCGGGAAAAACAGCCCCATGGTCCGCCTCCCCAAGCCCTTCGAGGCTGGGATTCTCTTCGGGTCTATACCGGAGCGGATGCTGGATTGGGCAGTTGATAAGAATATCAACGGGGTAAAAGCGGCTCTGGGGGCGGCTTGGCAGACGTTAACCCCTGAATTCATCCCCGCCATCGTGCGTCCCATCGTGGAAGGTGGCGCCAACTATAACTGGTTTACGGGGCGACCTATCGAGGATGCGAGCTTACAGAACCTCCCTGCAGAACTGAGGGCCAAACCCTGGACTTCGGAACTGGCCAAGGCCATTAGCCGCCATACGCCCGCCATGATGGAACTGAGCCCGGTGAAGGTGGAGCATTTCGTCCGCTCCATGACCGGCGGGCTGGGGGCCAACTATTTCTTCCCAGGCATCGACGTGCTCTTGCGGAAAACCGGGGCCCTGGAAGATATTCCCCAACCCACCAAGGACACCATCGAATATTTCTGGGGAGTGAGGGCTTTCTTCACCAAGCCGCCCACCGGCTACCGGGCCAAGACGGTGAACGACTTCTTTGAGGCTTACCAGAAGTCCATTCAGGCAGACCAAGGCTGGAAGCTCTTGTGGAACTCCGGGAGCATGGACAAACTTGATGAGTTCCTGGCCGACAACCCCGAGGCCATGTTCGCCCGGGTCGCTCGTAAACAGGTGGATGAGATGGGGAAGATCAAAAAAGAAAGAAACTCCATCTACCTCTCCAAGACCCTGACTTCGGAACAAAAAAGGGGCAAGCTGGACGTCCTGGATGAAAAGATCGTGCAACTGGCCAAGGTGGGACAAGCCTTGATGGACCCGGAAGTGGCCCAGGCCCTCAAGATGCCTTCCCGGTTTAAGACGGAGGCGGGCACCCGCAAGTCCCTGGACCTGGACGGGTATTATAAGTTCGTGACGGAGTCTGTGGGCGATGCCTGCGATTCCATCCAGAAAGACCTCCCCCGGCTCCTGCGGATGGACGAAGCTCAACGCCAACGGTATCTGATTAAGGCCATCCGCCAGGCCCGGGAGGATTACCAGCCTATTCTCAAGAAGCCGGAAGATGTGATGAAGCCCTATCGGTTCTCGAACCTGGTGGACAAGCCGACGCGGGCGGAACGGGCCGCCTGGCAACAGGTGATGGGCTTCCGCAAAAGCAACCCTGGACTTATGACCGGCTATCGTCTAAAGCCGGAAGAAGAAAGGAGGGAGGTGGGTCCATGAAACCAGAACGCTATCTTAGGAAAAAGGTTATCTTCACGTTCGCCAACGGCGCGACCGGGGCCGGTTTGATTCAGAGTTTGGTCCTGGCCCTGGAGGGAGAACTGCTGTGGATTCACCAGCGCAATAGTTCCAACACCAATTCCAGAACGGCGCAACTCACCCTGGAGGACGAAGACGGCTTCCAGATGTTTGACGGCACGGCCAAAGCCCATAACGCTAACTATGACTTTGAGTTCGGGGTCACCATCCGCCGCATCCTGAGCGGCAGAAACACCCTGAAATGCACCATCTCCGGCGACCCGGGGGTGAGCGGCTACACCGTGACCGCGGTGGTTTACTTGAAGGGGCGGGATGGGTAAGGCTATGGGACAGGGTAAGACGGTCCCAACTGACAACTATCCGGCCAAGGGCAAACCGGGCCGGCGCCAGAAGTCCAAGGCTAAGCAGCAGAAAAAGAACAAGAAGGGGGGTAAATCAAGTGCCCAAAGTTGATGCCTTTTGCCTTGGACACCCGGAGGTTGCCAAGGACCTGCGGGAAATAAAGCAGATTCAACGGGACCGCGCCTGTGGTAGCCACGAAGCTCGTCTTGGGGCACTGGAAAGAGCCGACGAGCGTATAGAAAAAGATGATGATGACCAATGGACCGCGATTAATCAATTAAGACAAACCGTGTGGTTTGGTCGTGGGATTATGGCTTTAGCCGCTTTCTTGGGTTCCGGTCTGGGTGCGTTACTGATTAGTTATCTCGTGAAAAAATAAGGAGGGCCTAATCATGGGAAGTATTTTCGTTCATGGCAGATCGTAGCTTTGTGGGGGTGCGTCAGTCGGGGCTTGCGGAAGGCCGTGCAAGACCCGCAGTGGCATCAACTCACAGACAGGCGGCGTTACCGATTGTTGCGGTATTGCATCAGGAAAGAACTCTTTAAGCTCCCTATCAAAGGGACTTGGTGGGAATGGATGATCGGATAGTGGGATGCTGGCCCTAAATCGCCACAAAAGGGATTCGGGAGGTGGGAGATGAACTTCAGGGTAACAGCGACCAAGGGACTCTATATCCGCTCCGGGCCGGGCGCCGAATATGAGAGCGTCGGAGTCCTGGCAGATGGAGATATAGTCATCTCCCCCGACACCGCCGGTTGGCTCCCTATCCTCCTGGAGGACAACAGCATCGGTTGGGTGGCCCGGCAATATCTGGAAGAGGCCCTGGAGGAGGTTAGCTCGGTCGATGAATCGGTCGATAGGCCGGTCGATGGATCGGTCGATTTCTCCACCCGGGAGGGGACCATCGCAGCTATCAAAGCAGAGTGCATCAGGCAGGGCATCGGCCTCCTGACCCAAATCGCCTACGTTCTGGCGACCACCGAGTGGGAAACAGGGCGCACCTTCCAGCCGGTACGGGAGGCATACTGGAAGGATGAGGAGTGGCGCCGGCGCAATCTCTCCCGGTACTACCCTTATTACGGCCGGGGCTTCGTGCAGCTTACTTGGGAGGCCAATTACCGCAAGTATTCTCAAAAGCTGGGTATCGACCTGGTGGCCGATCCTGATAAGGCCATGGATCCCAAAATCGCCCTGTTCATCTTGGTGGATGGTTTCAAGACCGGAACCTTCACCGGGAAGAAGATCACCGACTATATCAATGACGAAGAAACCAATTTCCACAATGCCAGGCGTTGTATCAATGCCCTAGACAAGGCGGATGAGATTGCGGCCCTGGCGGAGAAATATTTAGAGGCGGCGTGATGACCTGGCTTCGCAAATTTTTCTCCGGTGACAACTCAGAGATCGACACCAAGGCGGTTTTGGCCACCCTTGCCTTCCTGGTGGCCGTAGTGGTCTATGGGGTCTATGCCCTTGTGTTCCGTCGGGATCTTCCACCGAACCTGACCAGCATCACGCATGTTTTTATCTTAGCGGCCTTGGGAGGGGCCGGGCTAACCTTGCTCAACAAAGTCGCCGGGGGACCGTCTCCCCCTCCCCCGGATACAGGTAAACCCCCAGAAATTCCCGTTAAACCGGGAGAAGGAGGGCCGGTAGGATGATCTTCGCGTGGTTGCTCAAAACGGCCATTGGCAGGAGTATAGGAATAGCAGTTGGCACCGCCCTTCTTTCCGGGATGCTGTATGCCGGGTGTCAAATCAAAAGCTGCATCAACCATAAGGCTGAGGTGAAAGCCGAAACCGCAGAAAAGACTCTGGAGGTGGAACGTGAAGACCAAAAGGTTAAAGACCAGGTTCACCAAATGTCTGATGATGATCTTGCTGACTTCATTCGCACCGGCGGGGTGCGCCAAAAGCATTGAGTTTGTGCGGCCGCCCCTCCAAGCGCCCCCGAATTTGGAGAGCTTCGTCCCTGACAAAAACGACCAGACCGGGGAAGAGGGTTTCTGGATGAATCGGGGAGACACGGAGGACCTGGGGGGCTTCTTCGGCCACGTCCACAATGTAAGGGACACCTGGAAGTAGGAGGCCCAAACCATGACATTTCGTGATGTCCCCTGGTGGCTAAAGGCAATACTTTTGTTCTGGTATCTGATTGTATGGCCCATTGAAAGACTGCGGAAGGTGCTACGTTAATGGAGGACCTATCATGGACTGTCCGGTTATCGCGGTTCGGCATCGGTTGGACGGGGTGAAGGAGTTGGTGGTGGAGCACCCGGTGGGGGACCTGGGCTATAAACCTCTGGCCCTCTCGCCCCTGACCGCGAACAAGATCATGCGGGAGCTTATCAGTCCTCAGAGGGATGGGGGCTGGGCGCGGATTCCGGTGAGGGGGGAGTGGAAGTAA